GTGAAAACACAAGAGTAGCTAAGTTAATTGGTATTAATAAAGCTGCACGTACAACCTGCGTGAAGCCTGCAGGGACGACATCTCTGGTACTCGGAACTTCATCCGGTATTCATGCATGGCATAATGATTATTATGTCCGTAGATTACGTGTAGGAAAAAATGAAGCGATATATTCGTATCTATCGGTTCATCTACCCGAGCTAATCAAAGATGAATATTTCAGACCACATGATACCGCTGTAATTGAAATACCACAACAAGCGCCAAAAGGTTCTATTGTCCGAACTGAGTCAGCGTTTGATTTACTCGAAAGAGTTAAACAAGTCTCTGATCAATGGGTTAAACCTGGTCATAGAGCTGGAAGCAACACTCATAATGTGTCTGCTACAATATCTTTGAAAGAAGATGAGTGGGATAAAGCTGGTGAGTGGATGTGGAACAACCGTGACTGCTACAACGGTTTGTCAGTATTACCTTATGATGGTGGTACATATACTCAAGCTCCGTTTGAAGATATATCTAAAAACGAATATAATGAGCGTATGAAACACTTGTCTATAGTTAATCTTGAAAATGTAGTAGAAATGAATGATAACACAGATCTATCAGGCGAGCTTGCTTGTGCTGGTGGTTCATGTGAAGTAACTAATCTTTAATTTAATTTATTATGAACGAAGTAACAAAATTGTATAATCAAATGCTAGTAAACCTTGAAAAAGGTATTGATGATGTTGAAAAATTTGAAGACGGTAATAAGTCTGCTGGAACTAGAATTAGAAAAAATATGCAAGACGTTAAAAACTTAGCTCAACAAATAAGAGTTGAAGTACAAGAACAAAAAAACGCGGTTGTTGCATAAATAACAAAGGGAGGTTAACGCCTCCCTTTTTTTATATGATCATACATATCTTTACCTATCTGTTCGCCAAACTTACTATCTGATTTATAATGAGCTCTAGCAACTCTTCTACTATAAGATATATTATCTCCTGTTTTATTAAAAGCTTTTTTAGCTTTAGGATATTTATCGCTCAATACTCTTGCTATTAATATTCCTTGAACAGAGTGTCCTGACGGATACGATGGCGTTTTCATAGAAGCCATCTCTATATCTTTCATTTTAATATTATTTTTTTTAGCTATAACTTTAGGTCTAGGTCTATCAAAATGTTTTTTTAATTTTAATATTATTGGCGCTGACTTTTCTATAATACTTGAAGCTATAGTTTCGTCATAATCTTTTATACCTTTTTCTTTAGCTACCTTTTTAAAAGCAGCTTCTATATTATCGTTATCTTTAATAAACTTTTTGTTAATAGGTATTTTAGTTAGATCTTTAACTTCTTGTAATGTGTCAAAAGAATTATTAGATCTAGGTTTTTGTTTTAAATATTTCTTTATGTCAAAGTTTTTAAACATTAGTCTTCACCACATTTTTTACTAGGATTACCAACCTGTCTCCAGTCTTCTTTTTCAAACCAGTCTCTAAGTGTGGCTCCTTTTTTACGAGCACCTTTTACAAATGATTTACTAGATCTTTTATACTTACCACCTTTAGCTGCTTTGCTTTTAGCTCTAGTTACTTTAGCTCTTTCAGACTTACTCATGCTAGCTATCTTATCTTTAGGTAAACAAACTTTTTTAGTTCCTCCACCTTTAACTTGTTTAGCCGGGCTTGATTTTTCGTTTGCAGCTTTTAATTTTTTCTTAGCAGCTCTAGCTAAACTAGCTTGCTGCATCTTACCCATAACCTCAGCTCTTTGCTCTAACACAGTTAGTATCTGTATTTTACGAGCATAAGGTTTATTTATGTTCATAACTTTAGCTATAGTTTTTCTAGCATCAGCAACAGTAGCAAACTTTATACCAACAGTGTCTTTAGGATTTTCGTCAGTATACAACCTTCTATCAGATCCTTTTGGCTTTTTACCTGTGCCAACTTTTGGATCTGCTTTTTTCTTTTTTGTCGGTGGTCGATTTGTTTGCATGTTAATAAACCAATTTGCTAATTGCTTATCTCTAGGTGTAGCGTCAGGTCTAGATTTTAATTTTCTAGCTTTTTCAACTGTAACATCTCCACCATATAGCTTTGATATTCTAGCCTTTAATACACCTCTATAAGCCTTACTCATCTTTCTTTTTACCTAATCGTTTTCTAACGATGTTCATTGTAGTCTTCATTTTAGCCGCGTAGCTAGGCCTTTTGCCTCTATTAAATACATATTGTTGATTTAAACTACCTATAATTTTAGCTAAATTACCTTTGCGGGTTTTAATTAACCAAGCAGCTAAAGCTTTAGGACTTAACTCTTTAAACTTGCCTTTAGCATCAGGTGCGTCAGAGTCGTGCCATGTTATAGACTTTTTAGTCTTCTTTTTATTTAATGGTGAAGAACTAAATAATGCCATTATTTTTTACTTTTACCCATTTTACCAGGTCCACCAGCTCTAGTACATCTAACACCCCAACCTGAAGCATAAGCACTAGGCCACACATCAAATTTACGTTTAGCAGCAGCCTTACAAGCTCCACTAATTTTCTTCATTGGAGTGCTTTCTAAAACTTTATCAATTTTTTCAGCTTGGCCTGCGTGAGTATTACTAGCCTTCTTCAACTCTTTTGAAACAGCTCTTAATGTTTTATTTTTAAATGGCGGCATTTCAGAAAGTCTTCTTCTGCCACAAGCTGTTTTAGGTATAGGATTATTTTTTTGATAGTATGCCATAATATTAACAGTTCCATCTACGTCTAGCAGCTTTACCTCTTTCGCTGGTCCAGCTCTTTGATCTAGCGCAGAACGATTTTCTTCTTTTTGCGTCTTTGCTACCAGGTTTTAACTCAGAAGGTTTTTTAGTTACAGCAGTCTGGAGCTTGCTACCTGGATTTTTACTTTTATATTCTCTAACTCCTTTTTCAGTCATACCGCCACCAGCTGCTCCACCTGTAGCGCTTTTATCTTTAGCTACTGGATTAAAGTTTTTACCTCTACCAATAGTTCTACGTGGTTCAGCTTTTTTAAGTGGTACTTCTAAAACTTTATCACCTGGAAACTTATAATCTTTACCAGGCTTCATTATTTTTTCGTTACCTAAATTATCACGACCATAAACAGGAAAGTCAACGCCCTTCATAGTAATATCACCTGAATCAATTAAGTTCATAGGTTTGTTTACATCTTTACTATCTCTTTTATAACCGTTTTTACTTGGCTTCATAGAGTTGTAAAGGCTTGGACCTTTCATTTTATAACCCATTAGTCGTAATCTTTATACGTTATAGTTACTTCTTCTCCGTCTGCTATTGCTTTTGCAATACTAGGATAAATCCTTTTATACGCGTTAACACTTTTTCCAACAAAACCATCTGGTAATAACAAATTGTTTTCTTGCGCGTCACCAACGATAAGACATCCAGCAGTATGCTCGTCAGTATTTCCGGTATGAATAAGAATATACTCAAAGTTAGGAACATCAGTGATATGAAGCATACCACGATGTATACCAGGATATTTCTTAGTGTATCTACCATGAAAGCCACCTTCGGTTCTTAATTCAATTTTATATGTACCAGCCGGTACGCGTGTTTCGCCTTTTACTTTCAAAGCTCTACGCTCGTCTTCAAGTGTGTAGCACATAAACTTTCTACCTAGATCTGTTAATTCAAATAACAAACCAGAAGTAGAGTCAGCTTGAGAACTAAATCTTAATACTTCTAACTGCATTAGCTTCGTTTAAAATAAGCAAACTCTATTCTTACCTCTGCACCAGCAGCTTCTACTTTTACTCCACCAGGTTCTACGCCATCATCACTACCATCAAAAGGATTTAATGGAAAAAAAGCAAATTCCTCAGGTTGTAGTTTTATAAAATCTGTATCACCATCAGCGTTTGTTACTCTAATAAAATCATTACTAGCATGAGAGCTAGTAGTTCCATCACTAGCAAGTTTTCCAGTATGCTTAATATATATATAATAAGTATCAGTAGTAGTTTCTCTTAAAATTATTCCAGCGCCATGACCTATATTATCATCTGTATTCATTGTAGATATATCAGCTAATGGAGCCGCTACAGTCAAAGCATCTGTTACAGAGTGGTTTAATGTTTTAGTAGCAAAAGCGTCAGTGCTAGTCAGCGTTAATGTTGTATTTAATGTTGCCATATTTTTTATTTATTAAGATGCAGCAGCCTGAAATATTCTTACCTCTAACGTTGGTGTTCCAGACTCAGCATCAGCTGCTAAATCTACATCTGAAGACCAAGGAAAGAAAGCATATTCACCTCCGGCTAACTCCATGTATTCATCGCCACTATCAGCTTTTTCAATAGTAATTATTTCTGAAGCAGTAGTACTAGTATTATAAAGTAGTACGTAAGACTTTGTATAATTAGCAGCAGCAGCGAAAACTGTGCCAGTAGAAGACGTTACAACTTGAAAAGAAAAAGATTGTCCAAGAACTCGCAACTCATCCGTTAAAGATATATTTAACGTTTCGTCAGCTGAAATATCTGTACTAGATAATGATAGTGTTGTATTTAATGTTGCCATGTTTTTTTATTTTTAATTATCTTCAAATACGCAAAACTCAACAGTCATAGATGTAGCTACACTAGGCGTGTATGAAATATCATCTTCACCATCCCAAGGAATAAAAGCCCAGTCACCAGCGTATAATCTTCCGTTAAAACTACCTATTCCTATTTCTATAAACTCTGATGCTGTAGTAGAAGTGTTTAATATATATACCTTGTGTGCTTTATCATCTGTAAAATTAGCAGCGCTAAAAATTGTAACTGCTGCCGTAGCTGTAGTAGTGTGTCTACCAATACCGCTAGTTTCTGTTAATCCAGTACTAGCGCCAGCTGTTGTTAAAGTGGAAGACACTTGCATATTTAAAACGTCAGATATTAAATCTGCACTAGCTATTGTTATTGTTGCTGTTGTTGTTGCCATAATTTATATTTGTACTACGCCTACTTTTAAACTAGTTACAGCGCTGTATGTTATTTGAACTTTACCATTAGCATCGTTAAAAGCTGCAGTTGGAAAAGGTCCTATTATTTTAGTAACACCTTCATTACAAGCAACAACTTGATTAGCTTTTGTTAAAGTACCAAGAACTGGATCTTCAAAAGATGTAGTTTGAGCAGCTATAGTAATATTTATATCGTTGTCACTACCATGTGAATTAACAGCGATTAAAACTTCTCTACCCGTGTTAACAAACTCGTCTCCGTCTGAAGTAGCCGAGGTATCAGCTGTAGCAACGCCAGCTTCAGCAGCTGTAGCAACTGTTAGTGTAGCCATGTTATTATTGTTTTATTATTTTTTTATTTACTTTTATATTTTCGTGCTCTATTAACACGTTATAAACGCCAGGAGTTAAACTAAAGACATCTAAGACATTAACTTTCTTTTTAGATATAACTATATTCCCAAGCATATCAATGACTGTAATATCAACTTTTAGTCTACTATTGACGTATATATAATCACTTGTAGGGTTAGGATATGTAACTAAACCATATCTAATCTCTATTATATCTGTGGGTCCTGACCAACCATCTTGACAATACTCGTATAAACTTATACAGCTCGGGTCCCAAGCAACATCACAGCAATACTCATCTACATCTATTACCCACGCAAAGCAAGGGTTAGGAAGAGTATATATATCACCAACAGCACAACCAGCTGAGTATTCACAGGTCGAGTCAGGTACATTAACATCCGGATCGTAGTTAATAGCAGTCGGATCATTACAACCATAAACAGGATAGATGCAGCTACCATTATCAGTATTTGCGTCATCATCATAATTAAGTGCGGTGCTATCAGTACATCCATAATAATATTCAATACAACTTCCATTATCAGTATTACAAGTATCGCAGTAATTCCACATTGTAGGATCAATACAACCAAAAACTACTGGTATACAACTACCATCATCTGTATTTGCAGACAAGTTATAATTAAAGGCTACAGGGTCAGTGCAGCCCCAAACAACGGGTATGCACGAGCCGTCGTCTGTATTCGCTAATATATTATAGTTAAAAGCTGTACTATCAGTACAACCTAATACAACATCAATACAAGAGCCGTCATCTGTATTTGCAAGAACGTTATAGTTGATTGCTAAAACATCGGTACAGCCATAAACAAAAGGCACACAAGTACCATTGTCAGTATTTGCTAAAACATTGTAATTGTACATCGTTGAATCTGTACAACCATATACAAATGGTACACAACTACCGTTATCTGTATTAGCATTTATATTATAGTTAAACATACTAGCATCTGTACAACCATATATATAAGGTATACAAGTATCAGGCGCTGTAGCAAGTGGATCGTAGTTAAACATAACTGGATCCATGCAGCCGTATACAAAAGGTATACAAGAACCAGGCAGTTCTACGTTTGCTGCAGGATCGTAGTTATACGCAGTAGAATCCATACAACCAAGTACGATTAAAGTAGCGCAACTACCATCATCAAAATCAGCATTAGAATTATACTCCAAATATATAGGGTTTGTACAACCCGCTAAGTAGTAACAAGTACTATCATCAGTGTTAGCTAAATAATCGTAATTTAAAGCTATTGTATCTGTACAGCCATAAACTCTTTCAATACAAGTATTACCACAATAAGGATAACCTATTATTGGAAAAAATGGTGGTATAGGATTTACAAAACCACCTTCAATATCTATAGCTACATAATCTTCAGAGTATAAACTATAACCACATTGTACAGCGGTAAAATCTGATTGTTGTGTTATTTCAAATACCACTCTTACAGGATAACCTGCTGCTAAGTTAACAAAAAACGTAGTATCAAAACCATCTATCAAAGTGTAAGTTCCGATGTCTTGATAATTTAAAGGTGGTACTAGGTTTGTCGCTTGTGATAACTTTAAACTAGACCCAGCCCAACCATTACCAGCTAAATCTGTTAATTCTAACTCATGCATGCAACTATCAATGTTAATATCTGTATTAGCTGAGTCTAAGTAGTTATATGCTAATGAATCTGTACAACCGTAGATTTTTGGCGTAAAACACATACCTGTGTCTAATGTAGCCGCTATGTCAAACTCTACATAGCTAGGGTCCATACAACCAAATACCGGTGGTGGTGGAGGACAGCCTGACGTATATATTGTATCGTACATAAAGTTACCAAAATCAGCCATAGGTAATTCCCAAATAGTATCTCCACATTGTTCTATATATACAGATCCATCATTACCGCCCCATAAACTACCAGCAATACCATCACCATAAGTATCATTGATAACAAAATAAAAACTATCAATAGGCGCGCAAGCTGTAGCATATTGCGGTTCGTAATCTATAATACCCGTGTAAGGACCACCTTGCATTAACGTATCACCAAAGAAAGTCATTATATACCAAGATGTTTCTTCTGGGTATTGATCAGGGTTTATAGTAACATTTAAACTCCAAGTACCTGGAGGACATTGTGCAAAGGCAATGTTAAATAAAAATAAAAATGTAATTAATCTTTTCATTAAAATTTACTTATTATTAATTCGTCTATGTATTCTTGTATCTCTTCTCTAGTAGCTACCATTTTAAAACTAAGATCTGCTTGATAACGTTTTACTTCTTCGCCATCATCAAACACAATGATAGTAGGTACAATAGCAATAGAATATTTAGTTTGTATATCACCATCATCAATACTTAAACTTTTTTTATTAGCATCAGATAATTTATCAAACCACTCAACATCATTAGCTGAGTTCCAACCAGCATTAAAGTGTATTACTTTTACTTGACCAAAAGCTGTAGCGGCCGTAAACACTAATACCATAATTAGTGCGTACAAATATTTTGCTATACACACTTTCATTATCGTAGCTGATCGATCTTATCTTCTATACGTCTGATGTCTTCTTTTATTTCTTTAACATCTTCTTGTGTAGTCATAATAGTTTGTCGCACGTTTTGATCTTTCATATCAAACTCCATACGAGTAATGTCAGGTTTAGGAAGCTCTTTTGCCTCAGATATATCTGCTTGTAAAGCAAACCACATACCAATAATAGTAGCCATACCAAAACCTATAGCTATTAATGTTTGTATACTAACTTTAAAACTAGTATTTTCGTTTAATTCTTTTGCCATACCTTAGAATATTACATAGTTGATACCGCACTTAAAATCATACCATTCACGATTCCAGTACTTGTTATATTTACCCTCAATAAACAAACCTAAATGCTTGTTTAGTTTATATCCAAATATCAGTCCACCAGAGTAATCATACCACTGTCCACCTACAAAATTGTGATACGAGTATTCGTTACCATCATCATAGTGATACGGCATAAAATTACCCCATGAGTGTAACCAAAAATCTTTTTTATAATAATAGTAATCAAACCCTAAAACTATAGAGTATTGAAACTGATTATCTAGTTCGTTACGTTTTTTATTTACATAATCTTCTAATACTTGAGGTATAACAACCTCTTCCCAAACAGCGCTGCTAGTAGCAACTACATCACCAGCTGGATTTTTATATTCGTTTTCAAATACATCTATACTATAACCCTCTTGTATCGCTAGCTGTGTATAATGTATATAATCGTTTTCTAGCTTCCACTCCGCTAGTGGATCAAAACCGTAAGGCTCAGCAAGTCTTGTGACTCCACCAAAATTAAATGATAACTTCTTTTTACCACGTAATCTAAATCTTTGTGTAGCTTCGTAATATTCTATATCTGCAAAACCATCTTTTACATACTCAACTTTAGTTAACCATTTATCTCTAACATACCTAATAAAATGTTGTTGATCAAAATACTCTACACCTTCTTGGCGTTTATAATCTACCTCAAATAAATATTCAAATGGTGACAATCCGATCGTAGCAGCATCACCGTAAGCAGATTCAGTACCATCTTTAAAAGGTGTACTACCTTCGTATTGAAAGCGTTTTATTTTACGTATACCCATTGTTAATGAGTAATCGTAAGGCGTAAACACAGTGTCATAACTAAGAACTCCTTGATTTGTAGAATATATATCTCGATCTGCTAAAGAAGTTCCACCGTTAGCCGCCACGTAAAACGTAGAAAATTTAAATGTTTTCTTTAAAGTCTGTGCTCCTGCATTAAAGCAGAATAGTAATAAAATTATAATTATTTGTGATAAACGCATTTTGCTGTTTTGTTTTTAGTTTCTACTATCATTTTACATCTGTTTCCGTCCTTTTTAATTTGAGAACATTGAACTTGTTTTATACCTTCAGCTTCTTTTCTTTTTCTCTCTGCTTCTGCTGCTTCTTCTTTTTTTCTTCTTTCCTCTTCTTTTTTAGCTTGCTTCTCAGCTTCTTTACGCTCTTTTTTCTTTTGATCAGCTATTTTTCTAGCCTCTACTTTAGACTCTAGATCTACATCTAAATCCCAAGTATTCCAACCCATAACTAAGGCTAGTCGTTGCCAAGCTTGAAGATCTTGACTTATAGCAGCATTAGTATTTTGTATTTTACTAACAACCCTATCTAAAGGTATATTAGTTGTTGCTGAAACAACATTACCTATAACTTCCCATATAGGATTATTAGGATCTGACAACTCCATTTCATCTATCGTAGCTTCATTGTAAGACCAAGACTTCATGGCTGTATTTAATTTTCTAATCTTAGAGCTAATAGGTGGAGATATTTTTAAAGCTTCTATTAATACCATATCACGCTGCATGTTCCAGCCTTTGCCTTCTTCTTCAACGTACTTTATAATAGTGTTCTTGATAGTAGAAGCTACAGAACCTGTAACACCCATACCTCTAAGTTGTGAGTCAAGAGCAGAGTTTAATATTCTAGTAATTTTAGCTTTGTTTTCTTCGTCTCTTTTTTCTATTTGTTTATCTGTAAGATCTGTTTCTTCGTCATCACTTTCACCCATTAACACAGCAAAATAAGCCGACTGCAAAGCACCGAACACTATGTTTTGAACAGCACCGTAGTATATTATTTTAGAAACGTTAGTTGCAACATCACCTCTACCATTAACTAAATCTAGTACAGCTTTTTTAGTTTCACGAGCATACTGCATAGGCGTGTTAGCAAAAGCTAATATAATACGACCAAGACCACTCGCTTGTTGCTGAGATATTAAATCAGCTCTAGCAGACTGCTGAGTTTTTTCAGCTATTTCTCTAGTGTCTTTTAATGCTTGAGCCTCAGCGTCAACTAGCTCCATACCATCTTTAACGTAAGATTTTATTCTATTTCTATAAAAAGTAGCACCACCTGAAGCAATAGCAAAGCTATCCGCAATTTGTGTAGGTGTAAAACCTAGCTTAATTAAATACTGGAAAGCACCTTTAGCTTTGTTTTGAGCGCCATACGCTGCTAACTGCTGTTGTAGTTCTGCCGCGTTAACATTTATCTTTAATCCAGCTCTTCTTTGTTTTAACCAATCAGAGTTAAATAAAAGAGCAAAATCTTGCCAAAATTGTTTTTGATTAGCAAAAGCTGCTGCAGCTTTGAGCATATTGTTGTCTGACCAGTTAACATAGTTAACAGCAGACATTGTTTGAAGAACTGCAGATCTCATGTTAAAGAACATAATTGCACCAACAGAGTTGTTAGTCCAGTTCATAAATCTATTAACTAACCTATTGCCTCCGTGATTTCTGTTGCTACCATTTTCCATACGCCACAATATATCTTCTAATGCTTCAACAAGATTGTCACCGTAAGTAGCTCTTATAGCATTAATGTTTTGACCAACTAGCTTTCCACCTTGCCAGTCACCAAATATTGCAGCTCTATTAGCCTTAAATTCATCAAGATGATCTTTACCTTTATCTCTTACTATTCTTTCAAGATCAGAAGCTATTGTTTCAGCTGTCCAGTAATCGTTAGGTTTTATATAACCATCTGCTTGTTGAGAAACAACCATAAGCTCGCTAGCAAACTTTATTAACTTAGGATCTTTGCCTACCGCGCTAGTAAGTCTAGTAAACTCTCTAGGACTTAAACCTAAATCTTCGGCTTTTAAGCCCATGCGCTGCCATATCCAAACTCTTACAGCGTGCTCGTAAGTATAATTAGTTTTAAAGCCAGGTACTTTTTTCTTAAGCATTTTTACAGCCTCTTTGTTTTCTTTTTTCAAAGAGCTGTAATCTTCAGATATTTTTTGTCTTTCAAAATCTTGTTTTTGTATAGCTTCACCGTAAACTCTAGATAGATTATTTAATAAAAACTCATGGTCTTTATTGCCATCTTCGCCTTTACCCATAAATCTATACATAAGTCCCATGAAGTCCTCGGCTGATGGTGGTATATAAAACTTATCAAATATACCTTGAGCTGTTCTACCTCTCATACGAGCTTCAGCATCTGATATTTCTCTAGTAATGTCTAGACCCGCGTTTCTAGCTAACATCTCTCTAAACTGATCACCTAAAGTTTCACTCCACTTGACGCCAGCTTGATACATATTAAAATCAATACCGATGTCTTCTAGAATTTCTTTTACAGCTTGAACATTTTGAGGAGCATCATCATCAAATAAAACGTCTGTTAAGTTCTTTTCGTTTACTATCTTCAATGTTTCTAAAGCTTTAGCTTCAGCTGTACTATTTTCTAAACATCTTATATTTTCTAAAGGCAATGTTATACCTTGAGACTCTAACCACTTCTGTATAGGTTCAGCAGCTACTTTTGGTCTAGCTGTTACAACATATATATTATCAGGTCCATACTTATCGTACTTTTCTTTTAGTTTAGCAAAAGCAGGCCCTTGATCTCCGCCTTGAACTGTTCCAAACTCTGAAAAGTCAAATACAGCACCTTTATCTAACAATGCTTTACCTTCACTAGCAAACTGTTCAGCGTCTAACTTGCCAGCTTCAAATCCGTTAGTAAACTTTTCAACAGCAGTTTTAAACTTGTTCGTTATATTATCTCCATCAAACTCAAAGACCTTGCCATCAAACATGTCTTTGTAATCTTGGACTTTTTGACCTAACTTACCTTTTACATCACCAGTTAGTATTATAGCTGTTTGCTGATAACCATTGCTAGCTATTTCTTCAAACTGATTGTTAGCATCAGATATAGATTTATCAGTGTTATCAATAACAACTCCTTTACCTTCTTTTATAGCAGCGTCTAATTCTTGTTTAGTTTTGACTACAACAAAACCTTTGTTTTCTAATCCTAAAGCTTTTATCACTTTGTCATTAGACATATTGTCAATACCAATTACGTGTATAGCTTTAAAGTTTGGTTTAGGATCATTTTTAGGATTAGGTATTGTATACCAAGTTTTCTCATCTCCAAATCTAAGCGTGTCGTCCATATCGAACAAAGAAGCTCCACTATCAGGATTATAAACAAAATCTCCGTCAGTTATCTTTGAATATACTTCTCTAGATTCCTCCGTCATCACTGTTTCAACATCACCTTGTGTAAACTCTTGTCCTATTATTTTACCTGTCTTTTCATCAAGTAAAGGTTGAACATCTTTATTACCTTTAAATCTAATGTTGTAATATCTTTCAAGTGCTTTTCTACTTTTAGGTAAGGTGTATTGATAAAATATGTTAACTAGCGCGTCAAAGTCTTTAGATATAATAGCAACTTTAAATTCTTCTTTTAATTGATCAAGGTCAACATCTGAATCTTCGTTTAAAACAAAATCAGTTAAAGACACAACAACATCAAAAGCAGGTCGCATGTGTTCCCATCTATGTGTTGCTTTTTTAACTACTTTATCTAAAGATTTATATTGAACAGGCGCGATGGCTTTTAATAAAGTACTCATATTACTTTTTAAAGAAACCATTAAAGCGCCAAACTGAGCATTACTACCTTGTTCTTTATAACTATTAAGCAACCTCATTAACACATCCCAACCTTCGTCAGCTTCTTTTTGACTTTCTTCATAAGTCCTTTTTTGACCAGCTTCTACATCCTGCGCTAATATCTTTGTTGATAATTCTTTTCCATCAACAATAACACCTTTAATACCGGTGCCATCACGTACGAGCATTGCGTCAAGATCAGCATCTGATAAACCAAGAGCTACTTTACAAACATCAACTAAATGTTGCTTGTCTCTAAGTATTTGGTCACGCATAGTCTTTTTGTCACCATTTTTGTCGTAAGTTAAATTATTGTCTTTTACAACAAATACAGTTTTACCATCTCTAACGTGATCACCTCTACCTATTTTCGTATTACCAGCTAGATGACCGGTGTACCATTTTAATATAGTATGAAGTGTTTTAGCTTTATCTCCATTGTTAAAGTTTAGCTCAGCTCGTATAGCTGTTATAGTAGATCGTATAGCGTCGTTAATAAAGTTAGAGTCGTCAAAAGCTTCTGTAAAACTTTTGTAATCTGTACCTTTTAACATTTCTTTAGCATACTCATTTACCTGTTCTGACTCTGTTAAATACTCTATTGTTATATTTCCTATATCTGCTGGCGATTTGTCTTTTCTAACTATTATGTCTGGATTTATTTTTTTGAAAAGATCTTTAGCAAAGTTTTTTAATTTAGTTTTACTAATTCTACCTTCTAATCCCTCTGTTATTACTCTAATATAATCATCTTCAGTAGTAGAATTAAATAAACCTACCTGCAGTTGAGGCATAGCAGATATTATTATACTTCTTTCATCAACCTTCATTGTTCTCCAAGTTCTAGACCACTTAACATCTTGATCTCTCTGTAGTTGTAAAGCAACTTTGCCTAAGTTTATATCGCTTAAATAATCTTTATTGTCTTGAACAAAATCCGGATCAGATAATAGTTGCATTGTTAAATCTTTTGTCATTTCAAAAGAAATAATTTCAAGTAAAGTAGTTTGCTTTGAAGCTGGCCTACCTTTTTTAGGTTTTAAGAAAAAGTCTACAAACTCTTGTTCATTATAATCTTTTTTAGTAAATATAGCATTACCAGCACCTTTTGCTGGTTTTACATCATCAGTTGTTATTGCGTCTAGTTTTTCCATCTGCTCTTTATTAGCCCTCTCAACAACCTTAACTATAAAGTCTTGCATACGTTTGTTCATCACCTCTTGAGGTATCATGTCGTATATTTGCTCGCCGTAGTTTGATAAAAAAGTTTGATATACAGGACTATTAGGACTTCCTAATATATTTTTAAGTAAATCAAAAAATCTAATTGTACCACTTTCTTTTATTTCATTAAAAAACTCAATAGTTCCAACACCGTGTTTTTTAGCAGCGGTAATTATTATAGGTTTTATAGCTCTTTTTATATCATCATCAAACTCAGCCTTATCGATACCATGCATTGTAAATATTAAATCTCCAAACGTCATGCCGTTATTAACCGCAGCGTCTAACATCGCCTCTGTGCTGTCCTCGGTTATTTCAGCGTCTCCTAATGGAACATCATCAACATTTACAGCTGTTAGCTCTGGATCAGCTTTAACTGTCTTTAAAACACCATCCATAACTTCAAATCTAAGCGTGCTAGTAAACCAACCGTATAAACTATCGTTATCTTCAGGTTTGAAATTTTGTAAGTGAGCTGTTATCTCTGAGAAAGCTTGCAGATAAGCTTCTTCGTAATCAAAGTTTGGTATGTTAGTAAACTTACCAAGTTTAGATTTTATATATTTTCCAATTAGTGGAAATATTTTATTAAAAGATCTTTCAAATCCTCCTTTTTTCCATGATTCATTTGTTTCACCAACTATTGTTTCATCAAATAAAGTTCTATCATCATCAGGGTTTACCTCATCTTTTGTTTCATACACAAAATCACCACTAGTATCATCAAAGTCTTCGTCGTAATCATAATCAAACCCACCAATTGACCACTTAACATCGCCTTCAGCTTCATCTTTTATGTCTTGTCTAGTGTCAGAATCTTCAGCAATATCACCTATAATAAAAGTTCCATCAGTCACTCTTTCGTACGTCTCATCTAAAAACTCAACAACTTTATCAGCGTCGTTTAAGCTTAAATCCTTTAATGGTGCGTCTTTGCCTAAAACTAAAGCATCCATTATCTCTCTAGCTAATCTACCTTCTACTATTAAAGGTCTTAGTTTTGGATATTGCTCCATAATAACGGCTATAACTTCGTCTATGTTAGCGTCTGGTATAGCTGACATAAACTCTGACGCGTTAATATTTGCATCTTTTAAAGATGTATATGGAAGTAATCTTAATTTAGCTTCAAAAAATAAAGTAGGATTTGTGGCTTCAAGAGCTGCCATTATTAACTCTCCAAAAGATCTGTATTTAGCTCTACCTTTTTCAGTCTTCATGTCAGCCTTTGTAACATTGTGTGTTGGCTCGTGTATACCAATTCCTAGTATTTCCTCTTTAGCCGAGTTTTCAACTATAATATAAGAGGTTCCATCAACGTTAAATCCAAAGTTACCATTTTCTATACCTTTTTTTAATACGTCATACTTTTGTTGAGATATTGAGCCTTGTTCTAACTGCTTGTCAAGAAGAGCAATAGCAGCTTCATTGTCATCAAGTATTTGTTCATCAGTAAATTTTCCAGTAGTAGCAGCGTTCTCTCTTACTTTGATTTCGTTATATATTTGAGTAGCTTCTTGCGTTAGCTCAAGCTTACTTGCTTTAGGATTTTTATTTCTAGCTAATTGAAAAGCTCTTTCAGCATCAAGCTCACCATCTGCTAAAGCTATAGTAAATGCAGAAAACGCATCTTTATCGGCAAATAAAGTTTCTCTTTGATTATCTAATTTTCTTATTTTGTCAATAAGAACTTTTTGTTTTCTAAGTTTATCTTCTCTAGTTAGTGAACTATCATTTTCAATATCATTTATAGATCTTTTAGCATCTTCTATTTTACTAGATAAACCTAAAAGTATAGTTTTAACCCAAGGCTTCATACTAGCTATCTTAGTAGTTAGCTTGGTTAGCTCCGTATCTATTATTGCTTGAGTTTCTTTTATTTGTTTTTTTAATCTCTTACCTTGCTCTGTGTTTTCACCAACTCTTTCTATTTCTAATTGATAACCAGAGATTTCTTTCATTAGATCTTGAACTCTAGCATTTCTAGTTCCAGGCGCTAACTTACCTAATATTATACCGCTTAAGGCTGGCGTCCAAGTAAAACCTATACCAAACAACGCTGAAGATAAAGTTACGTGATCCCAGTTTTCAAATATGTTTTTACCTGATACTATATTTTGAATAGTGTTAGCAGCTAACTCAGTACTAACTTCTAAAACCGGACCTTTAACCATTGATCCAGCAATATAACTTCTAGACAGAGTGCTTGTTATTCCCGTCGCCTGTATAGATCTTTTTATATCGTCAAAACCTTTAATAGCTTTATTTATTATTGGCAATGTAGCAACTCTAATAGTTAAATAATCGGTAAGACCAAAAGCAATAGACTGCATGTATTTATTAAAACCGCCTTTGTCTATATAACCCATAGATACTTCGTTGTCTACCTCATACATTCTAGAACCAAAACTGCCTACTCCTACTAAGTATGGGCCAACATAAGGAATTGCAAGAGTTACAAAGTTAGCAGCTTGCTCTCTAAGTGTTTGACCTGCAAAAATAAACATATTCTCTGCAGAGTCAAAAGCTTCACCAGCTGTTACATTACGCTTATACGTTGCTAATATATTTTGATACTCTTCATTGTATTTTTTTATACTAGCAAATTGTTTATCATAAAATCCTAGTGAAAGAAATTGAGTTAAACCGTAGCTTATATTCCTAGCTTGCAAGCCAAATTGTTTTGGTAAAAGAGCTATAAATTTATCTAAATTATCATAGTTTTTCTTTAATAACTCAATACTAACGGCAAGATTTCCTACTTTATCTGCTATTTTATTTTGCTCTTGTTTTAATTTTTCTATTTTTTCATACTCAGCTACGTAAGCAAGCACAGCTACATCATAAATATACTTCTCTGTTGAGTTTTCAAACTCATAATCAGGATTACCAACCGCATCTCTATACTTATCTAGTATTTGACCAACCCAGCTATCGTCTATAGTTTTACTTATAGCTTCTATCTCTGCTTGTATGCTATACCACTTTTCAACATTTTTATCTTTTAAAGCTTCAGCTTCATATATTAACTCACCTGTGGTATCGTCTGTTGCTATAAGAATCGAACTTCTAGGATCGTCTGTTGGCAAAGAGACGCCTTTGCTAAAATCTTGACCTTCTTTTAAGCCTTCAATGACATTTTCAATTATTGCTTTTCTAGCACTAATTTTTTTATCGTTTTTTATTTGAATTCTAGTAAGCGCTTCAGCTTGTAGTCTAGCTTCATTCATCTTAGGTAGTATACCATTTTGCATACTACCTCTAGCTTCTTCAATCTCTTCTTCAGTAAACTGATTAGTTTTCGCTAATAAATCTAATTGAGCTAGAATAGTTAACTCATTAGTTTGATCTTTAGGTGTAAACTTTGGCTGAGACCCTTGTATAGTTTTTAACATACCAAGGGTTTTAGAGTTGTTCGTGATAGAAGGCTTCGCAAGATCCCATTTAAACGAAATAGCATCTACTTCTTCGTCTATTTTTTTCTTTTCTTCTTCAGATATATCAGTTTGTTCAGATAATATTTCTATAAAATTACTACCGTCTTCACCTCTTTCTTCGTCAGACTCAGCTTTATAGGTTGACCACTCTTCGCTGGGATTTGCAACAAAAAAGTCTACAAGCATTTGTTGACTTAATAAATTATTTTTATTTAAACCAACATCACCTTCTATAAAACCTCTTGTAGAGCTTTCTCCTCCAAGCTTATGACCTGTAGGTATATTGACAGTATTACCGTTAGGAGCTGTAACTTTTATCGCTCCAGTAGGTCTGTAGTTATTAAAACTATTCGCAGAGAATAGTCCGCTTCCACCACCATCTATATCATCATAAGGGAGTACATTAACAAATTTAGACTGTTCTATTTGGTTAAAACTATCTCTTGCTTCAACTTTTTCAAACTCATATTCTGGATAAGCAGCTTTCAAGTAATCAATAGTATCATCTACTGGTGTTTCAAATATATTTTTAGCTGTACTAGTGTTAGATTCAACGTCGTCACCAATTATAGGTGCAAAAAATTCATCTGTATCTACTGTAACTTTGTTTTGAATATTTTCAAAGGCAGAATTTTTATTATTATTTTCTTGATCTTCTTTTGGTAGAACAGCATTATTTTCATCAACCCAAGAGCCTTTTTCATTTTTCTTTATATTTGGATTTTTTGATTGCTTTATAAAATCTATAGTCCTTCTTATAAAGTTTCTTTTATTCTTTTTTTCTTCAATATCAACTTCAGGTACATCAACTTTTTGTAAATCCGAAGAAATATCTTCCGAACTGGATGCCATAGGTTCTTCTTCCACAGTGGCATCCACCTGTGGCTCTTCTTTTTTTATTTCTGCATATTCTAATGGATTTCTAAATAACACATCTCCTTGCTCGTTGGTTTCGCCAAGCTGCTCATCTAAGCCTTGTATTTGATTTAACGGAGAGGCTTCTCCACTTTTTAGTTTTCTAACTAGATAAGAATCAGCGTCTTTACCTTTTAGTTTTAGTAACTCACTATAATCCATGATGACGTCTTGGCCATCTTTTCCTTTAAATTTAAATGCAGACATACTTAGTCGGGTAAGTTTTGAGATTTTTTATTTATTTCTTGTAGCTGTGTTTTTGTAAAAGCTTTCAACTGATCAGTGTTTATGGTTCTAGATCCTGCGCTTTTACCCATTGCTATATTGTGTTCATTTTTTAATATATCAACATAATATTCAATTACAGATTCTTTGAGTTTATTTTTGTTTTTATTAAACATTGCTGGATCAAATATAAAATCAAGACTTGCTTGTGGAAAATTATTTTCAAACCAAACTTTAAAGTTAAAGCCAGCTTTATAATCAAAAGTCCAATCTTTTAATACAAACTCTTTTACAGAGTCACCATCAGACAACATCCTATTCAACATGCCTTCAGCAGCAGCTTCATTAAAAGGTTTACCGCTAGCAGCATTCATTCTAACATTTTCTGCATAGTCAACAAACTCTAACTCTGACTCTGTATCTTTTAATATTACGTTTTTGTTTAACTCATCATAAGGAACTAGTACAGTATCACCATCACTATTTAAAACATTAAAGTGAAGTTTACCTTGTATATAACTACTTTCGGCATTGCCACTATATACTTGTTCCATAAAGCTAATATTTTCTTTTCTTGAGGCGGCCGAATATATACCAGCACCTGTTTTAGAGTGGCCTTTGGTTTGAGACTCGATAGCTTCTTCAAAAAACATAGATTGTGCTTCTTTTACTGTAGCTATTTGCTTCATAAAACTAACAACATCTCCAGTAACTTTTTGCTCTGCTTCTGTGTCTTTACTTCTTCTAGCGGCAAACAAAGCTTTTTTAGCACCTTTAAATAAACCAGTCATTATTTTTGAACCACCAGGGATATCTGATATACCTTTTGAATCAGTAGCTACGTAATGCTGTGTTGTTGTTCTAAGTTTATCTTTTAATAATCCTTCAAAAGCTTCCATATCTTTTCTAGGTACGTTAGGGTTTATAGCGTAACCATTTCTATCTTTTTGAAAATCATCAAAATTAAATCTAGCAGCTCCTAATTTTGCTCGTCTTTCTTCTTCTACGGTTACCTCAGGTACATTTGAAGTTCTTTGTTTTGTAGGAGCACCAGGGCCACCTTGTAAGTTAGGACATAAATCTACTAGATTTACTTTTCCACCACCACCTCTACCTAATCCTTTGAAAGCATTACCAATACCTTGAAATTTTGATTTTAAGTTGCTTCCAGCTTCTAACAAACCTTCTCTAATACTAGCAGCTTGCGCAGAAGTCATAGGAACATTTATATCAAGATAATCTTGGTACAATAAGTCTTTAGCTCCTTCTATTAAACTTTGATCTACAGCCATATTATTTCTTTTTCTTTTTAGGTTTAGCTACACCACCAACAGCTTTCATAGGCATACCAGCTAGATTAGCAAAACTACCACCTACATCACTAATCCCTTCACCTATTTGCTTCATAGCATCAGCTCTTAAGAAGTTAGCATCTCTAACAGCTTGTTGTTCCATACCAAGTAAAGTACCTACTTTATCTCTATTCATTTGTCTAGAAATAACTTCACCTTGTCTTTCCATAGCTTGATTTTGAGCCGCTTGTTGAGCCGCCATTTGTTGATTCCTAGACTCTTGTTGTCCAATGCTAGCCGAAGCTCTTTCAGCATCCATTGATTGTTGATTTGCTAAAGTTTGTGCTAGCGCTGCAATACCAGATCCACCAGCCGCTCCTTGTAAACCTTGCATTAAGTTTGCTTGTTGTTGCTCTTGTTGTCTTTTTTGAAACTCAGCTTGTTTTTGATTAACAGTTAAATCTTCAAAAGTGTTTTCCATGTTTAAATATGGATTGCTAGTATCTAAAGCTTCATATTGATTCATTCTAGCTCTTAACTTTCTTTTAGCTCTACGCTGCTCTTCTTTAGCTTTTTTAGCGTTGCTTATACCCATAAAAGTTTTAGCTAAACCACCACCTATCGCTAAACCAGCTGCTACTACTGCAAAACTCATAATTTATTTGTTTTTAATGTATTCTTCATATTCTTCGTAACTTGTAGCAACAATATCTTTTTCTAATTGATCAACATCTTCTGTGTTGCTAGGGTTTTTGTGAGTGTTATACCAAACAGAATATTCGTGAGCATATAAAACTCTTCTTTCTCCAGGATTTGCTACAATAATACAAGGTGCAATATAGTCTGTTATACCGCTATCACTAGCAACAGATAAATGACCTTGTAATAAAAAACACATGTGTCTGTGTTTGTGTATAGCACCTACAACTAACATACCTGGATTCATAATCATCTCTCTAACATACACACCATCCATAAAGTAATGTTTTATAGGTAGTATCTTATTATTAGTAATTATAGGTTTATCTTTTGTACCTACAACTACTTCTGCATTTTCAAACGCAGCTTTAAGACTTCTTTCTATTTCGTTCATTTAATTAAATTTATCAGTAATATAATCACTCTTTGAGCGTTTTATTTACTACTTTCAAATATTTCAGAGCTTACATGGAACAACTCAGCTTCTTTAGTAGAGTCATTAACCATTTTAACTTCTGCAAAATAACCAACTAAGCTAGATAAATTAGCAGCGTTGTCTTTACTAAACATTATAAAATCGTCAACAGTAGGTATATTTGTAGAATTTCCAGTATCTACAACAATAACAAAAGTAGACACACTTATAGCTTGACCTAAAATAAACATGTTGTTAAGATGTGTAACTGATGTGTGCACACCTGTTGCGGTAGTTACACAATAATATATTGTATCACCTATTTCGCAAGACACATTTACTGGAAAGTCAAAATTTAATGTTACTAATGCCATATTAACTCGTTGGATTTGCTGTTACATTATGATTAAACGTGATTGTATCACCAGCTACAGACGTTTTACCATTATGTTTTATTTTAATAATTCTTTTTCTTACAAAATTACCTAACAACCTGTCACCATCCTTTGCCTCTTGGTAAGCATCAGAAGTATAAGGACTTTCTATTTCCAAAATATCATCTTCAAAGTTTATTATAGGTTCAGTTGCAAGAAGCTTTCTTCTTCTTTCTTCTTCTGTTTGTTTTACAACAGAGTATTTTTTACTACCTGAGCTAACTAAAGCTTGGTCAGCGTTTATTCTAGCTATATATCCACTTCCTGCTTTTCCATCTACAACATCTATTTCTTCAACTCTTTCTATGGTATAGTTTTCTGGATTTTCTGAAATTATTCTAACAGTAGGAAACTGTTTTATATGATAACCACTATCCGCTAAAAAAGTAGCAGTAAACAACGTATCTAAAGTTTTTGGTTGATTACCAGATATATACGTTAACTGACTATTGCCATTAGTAGAGTTACTAGATGTGTTTGTTGTAAAAAAGTAATTAGGAGTTATAGTTACAGACGAGTTTGAAACCGTATTATTATTAACTAATAAACCACTTTGAGGAGCGCTAAGCATAGATGCAGAAGTGCTCCATTGTACACTATGAGATGCTTTCCAACAACCGCCATTTGGACCATCTGCATCAAAATGAAACCCCCAATAAACTTCTGATCCACCAGGTCCTGGTATAAACGCGTTAACAAGTCCATTATCAAGAAGTGAATTACCAGTATCGTTCCAATAAACTTCCACTAATACATAGTTATGAGAATCTCTTTCGTTAAGTCTAGGAGTTTGATCTGAAAATCTTATATAAGATATCTCAGATGGTAACCAACCTCCTTCCCACTGATGTATACCCATCCAATCATTGCTTGCTGACGCAGCTTGTATGACAGTGTGAATTACGGGATTCATAGAGCTTGGCCAAGAAAGACCAGAGCTAGCAGCTGGAGAGTTATTTGTAGAGTTTATTGTCCAAGGAGCAGTATTGTTCCAAGGTGGTGTTGCAGGTGCTAAGTTAGTTCTAAGATCAAAAATAGTACCAGATATGTTTTGCGGTGTGTTATTAGGCCATATAGAAGCATAAGCTGGATGTGGATCTCTTTTTTCTAGACCTGAACCACTAAAACCTGGATGCACAGCAGGGTGGCTATTATCCCATTGCCCAACTGGACCTGGATAATTAGGTATAAATAAATCTTTTGCTGTTAAACTCAAGTTTCCCTGCCAGTTACCTGTTGCTTGATTAAAAGTAATTTGACCAGTTGTCGCTAAAGGACTAAATGCTGGTCCAGAGTAATCAATATGATACTCAGGATATAACAACATAGTACTATAATTACCAGGATTAGTAGTATTATTGTTAGGTGATCCTGCGGGTGATATTGGAACTATTGGTAAAGTACCAGATGTAGTAGGATATCCGCCAACAGTGCCAGCTCCTGCTAATGGAGATACAAGATTTGTTGTAGCAGCAGGTTGCTCAAAGTTTCTAAGAGGCTGAGCTGTTGTTCCTATACTTAATCCATGCACTAATTGCATGCGCTCTCCAACACCTTTAACAGTACACCAACCTCTTGTAGCTGATGTACCTTGTATAGAAGTACACCATCCAACAGGAGCTGTAAATTCTTGAATTACTTCAACAAAAGATTTTACTCCAGAGTCTGGTCCAATAGTTTCCCCGTCTTCATTTTCTACTGAAATAGCCTTAGATAAACCTATGCCTTGGACAGCAAACTCTCTAGGATCTACATTACCACGAGCAGAAGCAACGCCATCAGCACTTGTCCACTCTGTTTTATCTCCTTGAATTTGATTATACCATTTACCTTCTTTATTTTTAAACTCCTGAACCCTACCTTCTTGTTGATCAGTAGTAATTGTTTCAACATGCCAACCTTCTTGAGCTACATTGTTATAGTACTCTATGTCATCTACGTTTTCTAATATTTTAGCTTGAGTTCCTTCGTAATTTAAAGTTTTAAAAGATTTAATAGTATCTGGAGCGTCGTTAAATATAAAAGTTAAAGTAGATTTGTTTTGTGAATTAGTTAAAGCTCCAGAATAAAAATTATTAGTAGGATAATTGAAAGTTAATGTAGTTCCACTAAACACAGTTGACGCTGTTGATAATGTTATTTCGTTAAAACTATCTATTGAAACAACAGTTGTACCATTTGGTATACCGTCTCCCTCAATTAAAAAGCCTGGAGCTAAAAATTCAACAGAACTGCTTAACGTAAGTGTAGTACTAGAGACACCACTAGCAGCTAAAGTTCCAGTAAATCCAGTAGCTGTGAAAGTGTCATCTACGTGATGTCTATAAATTTCTCCACCAAAAGTAGTGTAATACTTGTTGCTTAAGCTAAATCCATTTTCTTTTATCCAAGACTTAAAACTAGTCCAACCTTGAGAGCTTATGCTATAAGAAACTGTTATACCTTCAACCGTGTTCGAGCCTCTATTTATTTTATCTATGCTATTAGTTATTGTTAAGTTGTAGTCTTGTTTTTTACTATCATAACTACCTACGGCAGACATTGTTCTTGTACCTAAGTTTTCAGAAAAATATGATTTCATACCTATCTCTGATATAGGAGTTAATCCATTTTGAGATAATCTAACAACAACTCCTCGCTTAGCGTCTGTAAAAAAGCTTTTAAAACCATAATAAGCAAATGACTCAGGGTTTTGTGATATACCATAATCTCCAGCAAAAGGAGTTGCATCACCTAAAACTCTATTAGTAGCTGTAAGTTGAGGATTTCCATCAGCGTTAAATAAAGCATCTTTATTAGTTAATACTTTTAAACATTTATCCTCACATAAAGCCAAAAGATTATTTTCCATAGTATGTATTTTTTGTATACTACCATATATTGGATTTAAATCTTTTGTAATTTTTTCACCTTGAATAAATTGATTTATATCGTTTATACCAGATGTAGAGTTGTAAATACCAGAATATATCAAACCGCTTGCTCTTCTTTCTTCTTGATAGTTATCAAAAACTGTAGAAGCTCTAACACCTTTGTCTATAGTTGGAGCATTAAAATCATCTCTAATTCTATTAGACTCAACACCAACTTCTAAACCAGCCAAACCTCTTTGTGAAAAACAATTAAAATAAGATAGCCCTACTCTAATCTCATCTAATTGACCTAGGTGATTACTTTGACCAGGATGCCCAAATGGTAGTAAATTTATTATGTTACTTAAACCTTGAATTGAGGTGAAAGTACCAGCTATAAAGCCATTACCTTGAGGATTAGTTATAGAAGTTGAAGCATTAAAAGTAGGCATAGCTAGCTTCAAAGTTACACTACTAAAATCTTGTGGATTTGTAAATTTAAAATATATATCACTAGTCGTTGAGCTAGTTATATTTTGGTTAGCAGCACCACCACCACCACTAGATATTAACTGAACGCTTATAACACCGTCGTCATTGTAGTCATCTATATAACCTACTACGGTTTGTGTACCTGCAGAATCAAAAGGATGAGTTTGTATAGTTAAAGCTGAAACATAAGAAGCAGAAGTTGTTAATTCTTGCATTACTCCTGTGCTAGTAATTTCATACGCTGTTACAATATCACCAACGTTTATTAAACCTTCACCTTTTGATCTAATTAAATTTGTATGACTAGCGTTTTTAGTTAAAATAGGATATGCTTTACTAGCCTCATAATATAACTCTATGTCTTGTTCTCTTTTTGGTAAAACTTCAAAAACAGCACTATTTCTAGTAGCGTTAGGACCATTTCTTTGACCAAACTCTATTATCTCACCAAAAACATTTAACTCTCCAGCAAGAGGACCACCTAAAACATTAAGGGCTGTTGTACCCATTTTTCTACGCATCTTAACAAAGAATTTACCTTGATGCTCTTCTTTTGTTTTTCTAACAACTTTTCTAAACTCATATCTAAAACCAAAAACTCTGTTTACTGGCGCTCCTGTATTAGTTCCCCAGTTAGCATAAGTATCATTGCTAGGAAATTTATAGTTTTTACAAGATATTCTATAATGAGGAAAGTCAGTGCCTCTACCAACATCTTGCGCTAAATGAAATCGATTATCAGTTATGCCATTAATAGTCATCCAGTTAGTTTGATTTACAGGAAAGCCAGCAGGAGCATTCTGTACTAAATTTCCTCCATGAAAGTTTTGAGGATTAGTAATAAGACTACCAGCCGCGGTAGCCGCAGCTGCACTGTGAAAGTATTGAACACCTGTTTGGGGATGTACACCTGCAACTTGTGTAACTCTCATTTGAAGCTCTGGTTGATTAGATAAATAGTCAGTATACATTGTTCCACAGCTCAACATTTCCCAAACTCCGCCAGGTCTAAAATCCATAGCATCATGATTTGGTAAACCTGAACCTTGCGGATCCCACGTGCCATCATCTCTTCTTCCACTAGAAATCCAAGCTTTTACGTTTTGTCTCGGATTTGGAGGCTCCGAGCCTGAATTAGCTTGCATGTTAGCGTAGTTAGCGTAAGTAACGTAGTTTCCAGCTTGAAACGGAGCTACACCATTAGCTAGTTTTTGATGGCCTATAGTAGTATAATATTCGTAAGTCTTTTTTAAAGACTCTGGGACTTCGCTTTTTATAGATATAATCTTGTATGGTTCTGAATCATAATCATTTCTAAGAGTATCATAAGCATCACCACCAATTAATCCATCAACTTTAACTAATCTTAATAATGTTTCTTCATCTATTTTATTTCTATCTGCAGAATTAAAAGAAGCCCAAAACATATTAGGCTCATTTTCGCAAGGATAAACTCTATCTACAGCTATGTTGTAGTATTCTGTAGCAGCTTCTTTTACATAAAACTTATAAGAGTCAGCCCAAAAAGGAGGATCGTTTCTAAGAACTACAGATATTTGATTTATTGTTCTATTTAAACTTTGATCAGCATTTATAGTACACTTTTCATTTGTTAGCACTGGAGTTTCTCTACCATACTTGTCTCTATAAACAACACCTACTTGATATTTTCTATCTGATTTAACTGAAGGATGTCCAACAGTACTACCATTTTCTCTTTTATATTGACTAATAGATACGTCCATATCTATTTGTATAGCGTTAACACCGTCTGTTAAGTCATAATTTTGTAAATAATTACCATATATTATTCTATTAGCACTTATTTCTTGTGTTATAGCTTTTCTAGGAACATTATCAAAAGGTCTAATTAATTGATTTGAAGGTAAAGCAGCACCAACAGCTTCTTCTGTTATTTCTAATCTACCTCTGTGATTTTTATTTGTTAAGTCAGTATATTCTGTTACTAAGCTAGAGCTACCAGTGGCAAAATACTCTAAAGGAGTTTTTCTAAATTCATCAGAGAATCTATTAAAAGAATCAATAGTATATATATTTGGTGAAACAGAATCTTTGTATAATATCTCAACTTCTTTTACATCTTCAGGTATATCTGCAGGAACGAAATCTTTTAATAATATTCTTTTTATGCGATTCTGCATACCTGTATTATGACCTTCTTCTGCGTCTAAAGAAAAACTACCAGGTAAAAAAGCAGGTCTAGAGAAAGGGGCGTAAGAAGAATACTCTCCATCTTCATATTTATATCTATATGAAAACTTTGGAAAAGTTAATTCGTAAAGATCTTGATCGTCTTGTAAAACAATATTAAAAGCACCACTAGCATTAGGTTGATTATTTGTAGCGCTGTTTACAGATATCTCTATAAAAGTAGTACCAGGAGTAGAAGTAGTATCTACGTTTATAATAGTACCAACAATTCTAACATCACCAGCAGGAACACCGCCAAGAACAGCGTTATTAGAAAGCTCTACAACATCACCAATAATATAATCTAAAGTAGCATTATGCTGTAGTTCTATCACGCTTCCGCCAACAACACCGTCAGGGTTTATAGCTGTGTTTAAGGTAACATTAGTTGTGCCTGGTCTTTTTTCATCTTCTAAAGTAACAGCAAGAGGTTTATCAGGATTTTTTCTTATTACTGTTATATGCTCTTTTCTTATAGGAGTTTCAACAGCTGTGTATTGACCAAATGTACCACCGGCACCAGCTGATATACCTATAGTGTTTATTTGTAAGTTGGTATCATTTAAAGAAGGATCAATAAAGTTGTTTCCAGTTTCGTCTTCTACTTTTAAAAGAGTTCTACTTTGAAAAGGATTAGCACCTTGAGTTCCAGCTTTACATCGATCTATATTTATTTTTTTAGGCTCATCATTATTATCTGTAAAAAATAAAAGATTATCTATTACGTTAGCTGAGTGTATTCTGTTTAATATCTCTTTAGTTTCAAAAATACCCGTTGTCCCATTATCAGTAGAGTAAGCTAAAGGACCTCCAACATTAAAGTTTAAAGCTTTTTCATGATTAAATTTATAAAAAGCACCAGCAGCTTGTTGTGCAGATGTGATATGAGGTCTATAAGAAGACATCAGTATTAATCTTTGAGTAAGAACACCTGCTGTTGGCTCTTCTATAGAGAGCACAGTAGTAGGACCACCTGGCCAAAGAGGGATACCATTTCCATCATAAGCCATCATTTCCATACCTACACATATACCTGTTCCATCTTCTACGGCTACCTGTGAAAAAGGTGTAGCTACAGCAGGTATTATAAGTGGATGTGAAGTAGTAAAAGTAGATATACTTCTTGGTGGAGTAGCTAAAACCTCATGTACATCTGAGAATATTACATCTGTAGTTCCATATCCGTTAGGGGATGTAGGTGCGGTATATCTTAAAATAGCGTCTGTTTTTATACCATTTATAGACTTATGTATAAAAGTTTGATTTAAAGCACCTTGAACAAAATAATAAACACAATCAGCAGCTTCGTCAACTACGTATCCTAAGCAGGTAGCATCATCGCTAACCATGTTCGTAACTTCTACATTACCTCTTATACTTTGTACAGAGCCAACATTAGAGCCTTCAGAAGTACTTACTTCTATATTTAAAGCGTCTCTATATTCACCTTTAGGTAAAATTCTTTCATCAAGATCTTTGTTCATTCGACCTTGAGTAAAACTATTTTTAATTTCAGGCATTTATTAGTGTTTTAAAATTTTAGATTTACCTCTAAATACTTGAGTTATCTCTTCAAGCTTGATATTTGATAATCTAAGCTTAGCTTTTCTTGTTGTAGCAAATCTTTCTTTTTTAAGTCTTGCTACTATATACTCTGGTACATCAGCCTTAGCAGAAAGTATACCATAGGATATGTGCTTATACATTGCTTCTTCTGCAAATTTATGAACTTGCATTTCAGCGTCTGAACCCATAGTATCACTTATATATTTTAATGTAATAGTTTTTCCAGCTAAAAAAGATGAAAAGTGTATTTTACCTTGTAATTCGTCAATATAAAAAGATCCGTTAACTTGAGAAAACTGCGGATCTAAACCATATCTTCTACCTCTTAATTGATCGTACAAATCAGTGTCTGCGTTTTGATCTATTTGAGTATTAATTAAACTATTGGGTATGTCTTTATATTTATCCCAAGTGTCTGATATGTGATTAGTAGGATCTTGTTCTTCTAATACTGAACCACTAAATTGATACACTCCATCTGAATCTTGTTTTATAGCAAAAGGATTACTAGTTTTTATAGCAGGATATATTATGTGCTCAATACCGTGGCCATCGTGCCAAGTTATTTTAACATAGTTAACATAATCTTGTGGTAACACCATAGTGAGTGAAGCAGGTAGTTCTATTTCTTGAGACTTTGTAGATTTAAAAGTATCAAAGCTTAGTTCTTGCAAAGCTCTTCTAGCGTGGAAAGCTACGTCAACCCTTGAAGCTTTATCTATAAGTTTGTCTTCACCAACATATACAACTAAAAAAGCGTTTATTATGTCTGTTAGACTTGTAAATTGATAACCTCCAAAGTCTGAGCCAGTATAATAACTCTGTTGTGATTGTCCTTGTAAAAATCCAGCCATTTAATTAAGAGTTTTGTCGTTGTACTTTTTGCGCTTGTTCTTGTTCTGCTATTTGAACTATACCTGGTTTGTTAACTAGTATTCCAGCAAATTCTAATATCTTATCAACTAAATGAGTTTCTTCAGAGTGATGAAGTTCGTAGTCTTGAGAGGTATTAGCATTATACAGTGGGAACTGTCCTTGATTTTGAGGTAGTAAAACGTAATTCCATATAACTTCTCTAGGTTTTTTAAGGTAATTACAGGTTACGCTAGTACCGAATTTTTGTTCAAAATCACCATTAGAATCATTTCCAAATACTTGAATATCAATACCATCTCTAGTATAATAAGGAAAACGACTTTGAGGCCTTAATATTGGCACTGCGTTTAAGTTTCTAAAATCTCTTTGTGAAATATATTGAGCTTCTATATTGTTGTACATTACCATGCCTAGCTTATAAACATCGTTAGGTAAAGTAGTTCCATTTATAACAGCAGCGTCTCTTACTTCAAAGACACTTATTTTTTCTTTTATAGTTTCAACAGGATCTGCATATTGATAATTATTTCCAGGGTTTCGTTCTAATCTATTTAGATCGTGAAAATAGTTTTCAAAAATATGTAGTTGTGCTTGATTGGCTAACAGGTTGTATTCAATAGCAGTCATATAACCTCTTTGCTCTTTGTTTAGTAGTGCTAAAACTCTTTGATATACTGTATCTGCGCTTACTGCCATTTAGTTATTTTTTTTTATAGTTAAGTAACCACCCTTTCGTAGAGTGGTTACTCTACTATAGATAATTACGCGTTTAATCGCTTTTCAATATTGGAGTAAACCTCCATACCTTCGTCTGTTTTAAACCAAGCGGCTAAAGCAGAGTAAGGGTGTTCGTCAAAAGGAATAGTCATTAGTTTTCTATCATTTGATCCCCATACAAAATTACGTTGATCTGCAGATATTTTAATTATTCCAGCTTCTGTAGCTTTAATACCAAAGTTTCTTAATTGAACATTATCATCTGTAGCTAACTCTAAGAACAATCTAGGGTTTCTTTTAGCAAATAATAATAAATCTCTTTTAAGCTCTTTAGAACTCATCTCTGATACGTTAGATCCAACCTCTGCTCTCATTATAGCTTCTGCTAAATCAATATCAATACTTCTAGCTAAGTTTAAAGCTTCTATTTCAAACTCTAACCAGTCTAATTGTGTTTCTGCAATTTTAACAGGTTTGTGTTCGTAATATAATCTATCTCTATCTGGGTGATACAAAGATAAAAGTTTTTGTAAAACAGTTTTTTCTTTAGGTACATAAAGACTACCACCTCTAAAAACAATGTGAGAAAGTCTATGTTCTCCTTGCATCTCATCTACAAATGGTGTTTTTTGATTTTGACAATATTTAAGTTCTCTTTCGTAACCCTTTTCTTCGTCGAACCAAAATACACCTGCTGATCTAATCGAGTGTGATAAAGGTTTTTTATTACCTTTTAAATAATAAACTCTGTCTTTTATTTCCCAGCTAGGTTTTTTAACTTCAGGTTGAGCAACTGGTTTTTTTACAATAACCTCTTCAACCTCTTTTACAGCTTCTACTTCAGGCGCTGCAACCTTTGTTTGTTTTTTTGCCATGATATAATATAATAAAAATTAAAAAAAAAGATCGAGGACCGAAGCCCTCGACCTAAATATTGATTTACTTCATCAACATGAAGTTGTTAGCACCTTGAGTAACTAAACATCTTTCAGTTAAGAAGTGAATTTGCATTGCATCTAAAGCAGATGTAGCAGCACCAACAGAACCAGTAACCCAAGACTTCATTCTTCGGTTGTCAGTTTGTGATGCACGGAAACGCACGTGTAAGAAAGGACGCTTAAGGTTTTTACCTAAAACTTGATCATATACAGAAGACGTTCCAGCTGGAATAATAACTCCTCTAATAGCAGAAGATCCAGCAGCATCGTTAATACCACCACGAGTAGCTTTATCGTTTAAGTAACGGAAGTCAGACTTATAGAAGTCGTAAGATCCTCTACGGAAACCAGAGAAACCTAAGTTCAATGCCATATCTTCAGAGTTATTAAACACACCGTAAGATGTACCACCAGCTCCGTAAGAGTTCATTGAAGCTAACATATCGTCCATAGCTAGAGACGTAGCTCTGTTTACGAATAACATGTTTTCTTCGATAGCACCTTGCTTGTCAAACTCTGCTAGTATAGCGTCAAACTCAGCTAAGTCAGTAGCAGCATTAACACCAGTAACACCAGTAGTAATATTACCTCTTGACTCAATAGCAGCAAATAAACCTTCAGTACCTACGTTTCCAGCACCAGCAGCAGATCCAGTAATAAGATTAGATCCATCAGCAACAGAAGCCGCAACGTTAAGCTCAGATTCTAACATAGCCATTTCTAAGTAATCAGTGAAACGAGCTCTTGTATCAGCTTCAGCTTTTAAATACCATAAGTATCCAGAAGCGCCAGCTTCAGAAGTAATCTCTACCCAACCAATACGAGATGTATCAGATCCTGATACTTCGTAGTAGTCTTTCATAATGATAGGCTTGTTAGTAAAAGTTTTAAAGTCAGGCTCGTTAGCACCTCTACCATCTTCTTGAGTAGTAGCAGTACCACCAGTCATATACTTAGCACCTTTACCAAACTCAGAACCGTATACTAAAATAGTAGTTCCTTTTGAAGTAGTGTTAGCTGCTAAGTTTGCTTGCCCATAAGGAGCAACGTCAATAACTGCATTAGCAACTGTTACAACTAAACATTTGAATACACCGTCAGAGTTAGCAACGATAACAGTATCGTTAACACGGATACCATGATTAGCAGCTGTGAAACCAGAAGTTTCATCAATATCAGCCTCAATAGTAATCTGCGATGTAGCAGCTGTACCAGGGTTAGCACCACCAGTAGCTGATGATACTTGTCCTTTGTATGATAGGTGTAATCTACCTTGTTCAGACCATATAACTTGATCAGCTGTCATAGCCTCTTCTGCACCAACTTGAGAAAGGAAGCCAGAAATTGTACGAGGTCCAAAAACCTCAGCTTCTTGCTCCATCAAATCAGGCAGGTATTGCTGAGCCCAACCCGCAGTTGCCTCAGCTGTAAAATCGATGTAGTTTGTTTCTAATGTTTGCTTTTGTGGAGCAGGTACACTATTTAACAAACCACCGGGATTTGAAATTGCCATTTTTAAATAGTTTTAAATGTTAAATAAATTATTTTTTGTTTTTAATTTTAAACTTAAAGCTAGCAGCATCATCACCTAAAGCACGTACTTTAACACCACCTATTTCTTGTGAACTATGTCCTTGCCTTGGCGACATATCGATATTCTTGCTTTTAGCAATACTATCTTTTAACGCGTCAGCACGACCTTGCTCATAGAAGTGTTTAGCAACTGCATCTGGGTTCATAGCTGTAAATAATGATTTATGATAACCCGCGGCGTCTTCCATAACATTTTCTTTATTCAAAAACTTTTTGACAAAATTGTTAATATCGCTTTGAGTTTCTTTAACCTTATCTACGTTATTGACGTTAAATCTAAACTTTTTATCTCCGACGTTATATTCAAAACCTTTGAAATTATCGTTAAAAACGTTATCTGTTTTATTATTAAAAGTTTCAACTTGAGCGTCAATAATCTTTTGATTAGCTTCTAACTCTTCGTTATACTTGCTGAAGAAATCAATAGCTTCTTGCTGCTCTTTAGTGAGCTTGCCTCCAGCTTTGATATCTTCATAATATTTAGACTTCAAACTATCTAAGTAGGATTTAGCCTCAGCAACTTGCTCTTTCATGGCTAATTTCTTTCTTTTGATATCTCGTTCTTCGTCCACTTCCTCATTATAAGCGAATTGGTCGTCCATCATAAACTGAACTTCTTCATCGCTTAGATGTGGTTTAGTTTTCTTGTAGTAAGTTTCTAATGCTGTTAAATTGTCTAGCTCATCATAATTTTGATTAAGCTGAACATAGTCATTAAGATCACCACCAGTTTCTTCCATAAAGTCTACTAACTTCTGAATATTCTCTGGTAGTGTTGGAAGTTCAACTGGTTGCTCTGGAGCTACTGGAGCTTCAACAGTATCTGTAACTTCTGCTACAGGTTCTTCAGTTACTTCTTCTACTACGTTTTCAACTTGCTCTTCTTGCAGTTGCTCAGAAGGTGGTGGTTGTCTAAGATCAACTTTGATTACACCGTCTTCGTTAATAACCGGAGCATTGTCGCTAACGTCTACTTTTACTACATTATCATCCGTAGATGATTCTTGCGGTTGAATCTCTTCAACTACATTTTCGTTATTTTCTTCCATGATATAATATTATAAAATTGTTTTTGTATTTTTTAATTAACTGGAGGTCTTAGTGGTTGTGGCTTAATAATCGACGGCTGCTTTCTATCACTAAATCTTCGAGCATCATGCATTTTTTGCTTTTGAATCGCATCTTCCATAGATTGCTTCTCTCTTTGCTTTCTTAGCGCCTCTTCCATATTAATCCTCTCAAACTCCATCTTCGTTTTTGCCATTTCGCTATTCATTTGATTAATACTCTGTTTCAGATCATCATAAAGTTTGTTTCCATCTACTAAATAGCCAACTTGTTGCTTTTGTTTAGTTGGAGATATTTCTTTATCTCCATCTTTTTTCTTCTTCTTTCTATCTTTTTTTGTTTCTTTATTGTATGGTGATAGCTTACCATATCCTGGTGGTGTAAACGTTGGCACAGGTGCTGGAGGAGGTTTTGGCATTTCCTTTTTTTGTTTAGTTGGAGGTTTTGTTGTACCTTGAATTTTATCTTCAAGCTTACTAACCTGAGCCATAAGCTTTTTAGCTTTTTTTGTATCTCCAGCTTTATTAGCTTTAGCAGCTTCGTCTTCTAAACGTTGCATTTTTTGCTTATCTGTTTCTTTTTCTACACCAGTAACAGCTTTATCTTTTTGCATACGTCTAGCATCAGCAGGAGTAAAACCCTCTTCAATTAACTCGTCAAGAGTTTTTAAATCAGCAGACTTCTGTTTAGCAGCAGACCTCTCAGCTTTTGAAGCATATATAGCTTTTCGCTGAGCGTCTGACTTGTATTGTTTTGCTATTGAAGTTCCCGAGTGAAGCGGAAACCCTTTCATTTTAAATGCCATATTTACTTTATTTTCTTTTTTAACTTATCTAATTGTTTATTCATTTTTTCTAACGTCTCCATTGTTACAGATCCCTGTATAGTGTTAGGTACTTTAATTCTAGTTGAATCACCAACTTCACCAGTAGTATTATTAGCAATAAAAGTTTTAATTTCTTTAAGTTTATTATTATAAGCTTTTACTTTATCGTTATTTTTATCTATTTTTTTATTAGCTTTATCTATTTTTTTATTAGCTTTCTTAACATCCTTTGAAGTTTGTCTAGCAGGAGAAGGGTATTTAGCTTTGAATTCAGCTTCTACACCTTTTGCTTTACTGAAAGCTTTTTTCGCTTTATCCATTTTTTTCGTTGCCTTCTTAGCTTGCTTTGGATTTAACTCGTATCTTTCTACCGTTTCTCCAGTTTCATCAACTACCATGCTAGCGTCTTTTCCTTTTTTCTTTATGTACTTATTCGCTTTATCAGTAAGCTTGTTAGCTTTTTTTACAAATTTTTTAGCTTTTTTAGTAGCTTTTTTAACTTCTTTTGCAGTTTGAGTAGCAGGAGAACTTTTTTTGTCAGCAGCAGCTTGCTTCATTGATTCTTTTTTGTTTCCATCACCATCAAGATCTAAAAAGTCAGGTTTAGCTTGTTTAGCCATAGATTCTTTTTTCATCTTCATAGCTTCTTTAAGCTTTGCCATAGATTCTTTTTTCATCTTCATGCCTTCTTCTTCTTTCATTTTAGCCATAGCTTCTTTTTTCATTTTAGCCATAGCTTCTTTCTTCATCTTCATGGCAGAAGCTTCTTTTAAGTAAGATCCAGTGCCTTTCTGCATTGGAAATCCTTTCATTTTAAACGGTTTGTAGTCCATTGTTCTTTTTATTATTAATAACGTTATTATCCTAAATTATAAGAAGGCGTTGTATCGTGCCCTTTATGTTTTATATACCTAGTTGTAGAAGCGGTTGTTTTACCACTACTTTTTCCTTTAGTATTTATTTTTTGTTGTCTTTCAATAGCTTCTTTAGCTTCTTTAAGAAGTCTATTTTTTCTCTCTTCTTCTGTTTCTTCTTTTTCTTCTTCTGGCAAAACATTAGGAACTTCTTCTATTTTATTTTCCTCTTTTATGTTTTCAGCTAACTCTTCATTTTCTGTTTTATTTGGCTCAGTAGGATCTACTTCATTTTCAGAAGGATCACTTTTTTTAGCAGTTCTACCAGTTAGCTTATCGTATTTTGCTTGACGCTTGTCAGCGACTTCTCTAGCTTTTTGTATTCTAAATCTTAAATCAGCTAATCTATCTTTTTGAGCATCACTAGGATTTTCGCCATATTTATCTGTTAACTTTTTAAGATTATCTTCTAATCTACTAAGTTCATTTTGAGCAACGCGGTTTTTATTTCTACGTCTTTTTACTCTACGAGTTTCTTTGTATGCTTCCTGATGAAGAGCTGTGCCTGTCATCATTGGAAATCCTTTCATCTTATAAGCCATAATTATATATTTTCTCCTAATATACTTCTAAGCATATTATCACTTGTCTCTTCAAAGTTTTTAGGTGGAGTACCTGTTTGCCTTTGATTTATAAGTTCACTTTGTTGTGTAGCTTGTATCTTAGTTCTTTTATCTTTTCTATCTTCTCTAAAATTATCTGCATTAGATCTAACACTCATCTCAGCTTGTTTTAAATCCATGTTGTACTGGTGAGCGTGTTCTACTAAATCTTTTTTAATTTCAGCTTCTTGTTGCATTGTTTGTAATTTTAGTTGAGCTTTTAATTGCTCTAACTTCATTTCACCTTCTTGTATCTGCAACGCTTTTGTAGTTTCAGCTTGAGCTGCACTTTGTTGTGCTAAAGAATTAGCCTGTGCTTGCATTTGTATATTCTGTTGCTGCATAGCTTGATCTTGCTGCATTTTCTTTTTTCTACGTATTTTAAGAAGTTGATTTGCTAATTTTACATTTTTAATATTTCTAACATCAATAGCATCTTCTAAGTCTAAAGTACCTTGGCCTAAAGCTACTTGTATATTATTCTCGAGCATTTGTTTTTCTTCTTCGTCAGGCTCAAGCTCTAAGAATATTCCAAAATCATAAAGATGTAGTTCTTCTATTTCTTTAAGCGTAGCTATATTATGATTACCTATAGCTTGAACAAAAGCATCTTTTGTTGGTGAATACTCTAATATATCGGATATTCTAAGAGATAACGCTTCGCAAACCTCAGCTGTTAAAAACATACCTGCTTGAAGTATATGCCTAGTTGCAGTATTACTATTTGCAGCCGCAAGTTTTTGAACACCCACTAAAGCATTTTTATCAGGAGTAGAACCATCTTTAGCTTCATTAAGACCTGTCACATCACGTATCATTTGTAGATAATAATTGTACGTTGTAATTAAAGACTGAAGCTTATTACTACCTGAATTTGATTGTATTTCTTGTATAGGTATTTTACCTGGATTCATATCACCTTCAGAAGTAAATGATCTACCAATAATACTACCAGTTTGGAAGAACATGTTTAACGCTTCTTGTGGATTATAATTTGTACCATTACCTAAATCTATTTCAGCTAAACCATCAGCGTCTAAATAAACACCATCCGGCATCATACGTGACATAACTTGTTGAAGCTTTAAATGTGTCAACTGTATCATGTCTGCAAAAGTAGTAACTCTACTAACTAAGCTTTCAATTTTACCTTTGTACATCCTAGGTGCTACAATTTGATAATTCATTTTAACTTTAGTATAGTCGCTCTTTGGCCTCATTTGATTTTTAGCAGGCTCCCAACGAAGCATGCGATCACCGCCTACTATTTTAGCACCTTCAAATAATACTTCAACAGCTCTTTCCATTTTATCAAAACGACCTTCAATACCTGGAGGTGGTTGAAAGCTATCATCTTTTTCTATTGCTTTATCAGCACCACTTGCTGTTTTCTTAATTTTATAAACTTCGTTCATATAAGTTTTATAATTAAAATATAAAACTTGAACTTTGTTTTCGTCAGTAGTAGGCATGTTGTACCTAGTGTTTCCTCTAGCAGAAGAATACTTACTTGACTTTGTTTTTTTAATTTCTTTTAAATCTTCAGTAGTTAAAAATGGAAACTCTCTAACTAATTCGTTTATAGGTATTTCTTTTACTTCACCAACATAGTATATATCTTCAAAATAAGGAGACTCAGTATAAGAATAAACTATATCAGCAGGATCAACATAATCTACAGTAACACCTTGAGAAGGATTAAATCCAGTTTTAACACAACCTATACCTATAACAGCTAAATCTCTGTAAAATCTCTTTCTTGTTAATTCAAATCTATTACCTTCTAATAAAGTTGATATAGCTGATTCTTCAGCTATTTCTATATTCTGTTTGTAAGAAAGTTGCATGTGAAGATCTAACTCTTCTTTTGTTTCAGGAAGTTCTTCTATAGGACTTTCAGATATATTAACTCCAAATTTTTCTTCAGCTGTTTTAGTTAAATCCTTAGTTAGCATATCAGCTAACATTACGTTCATGTATTCTGTTCTCTTAGCTACACCAAAAGGATCTTGAGAATACGCATTAACTTTATAACCTCTTTCCGCTATACCATTAACAACAATATCTACAAATTTAGGAATAATAGGTACAGGTTTCCAGTCTAAGTTTAAATATGATAAATCACCATTAATAGATAATTCATCTTTATATTTTTGTATATTTTGTTCACCTCTAGCGTAAAGTCTTAACTCGTGAAACCTATTTATATTATGATAATATTTTCCATTATAAGATTTATCAAACCACTCTATCTCTATAGCGTTAGCTATTTTTAAACCATACTCTAAACTTAGTTTCTCTATGTCACTAACAACTTGACTTGGAAAATAATTTGAACCTGTGTTATACATACTTTTTATTTAATTAACGTTGAGAACTTCCCATCGTTGTTATATTTTGATATATTAATATTTAATGCAGCTCTTTGTTTTTCTGGATGTGGTCTGTATAAATTTTTATTACAAGCCATAATAGCTAAACCAGAACTTATAGCAGCATCAAACTTTGTTCTTTTATTTATGTCAAACTTAGACCAATCGTTTAATGTTTCGTTGAAATACATATCACCGTATTGCATATCATCAATTAGTCCAACGTGTTTTTGAATATACATTTCAATAGCAGCAGCGTGAGCTTGTTTAATATCTTCACTTGAGTTTGGTATACCACCAATCTCTTTTTCTGCTACTGATAATTTATTCCAAATTTTATCCGGTCTGTTCATACTAAAACCTCTATAACCTCTACGCCTTAAATAGTACAACAACCTTGGTTTATTATTTTCTGCTAATAATGGCATACCGTAAAACACTAACGCCATTAACACATCTTCAAAAAACATTTCAGCGGTTTGTGGTCTAGCTATATATTCTAAAAAGAAGTGGTTTGGTGGTGCGTCTTCCATAGAAAACTTTGTTAATCCATGAAGTGATCCTTTTGATCCACGGCCGTCCACAGTACCGCTAATATCATAGCTATCACAACCAAACGCACCAATATGTTCATTACCTGGGTATTTAATTCCATTTTTTACTATTACACTATTTTGTAGATTTATAGATGGAAACCAACTAATTTTAAATCTACCAGCTGGATCTGGGTAAAACATTACATTAGTATCTTTAACTCCATTTATCCACTGAAAGTTACCAATATTTAAAACTCCAGCACTTCTGTTTCCTTCGTTATAATCTATTTGTTCGTATATTTTAACTAGGTTAAATATACTATTTTTTGTTTCATCTCTAAACGCGTGTTCTTCAGTTCTTGGAAACTGTCTGTAAAATTCGTTTAAAGCGTCTTGATCTCCTTTTAGTCCATCAGCTTCGTTTTGCCAGTGATCAATAACACCAATATCTATTAGTTCACCGTCGGGTCCATAACACTCTCGTGTTGGGGTATCGAAAACTGGTCGTCCAAACTCATCAATAAAACCTTCATAGTTCCATTCCATTGGGATAAACAGAGAATATAAACCAGAGCGTGTTTGACCATTTCTATTTCTTTTTGTGACATCGCTGTCGTTATACAATTTTTTAAAGTTATCGCCACCTTTGTCTAAAGCGTTTGATGTTGATCCCATCATACACTTACCTATAATTCTACTACCAAGACGTAAACAAGTTTTTGTTACACGCCAGTTGTTTAGAATATTATCAGGTCTCTCCCATTTACCACTTTCATCGTGTACTAGCAGGTTAAGCTTTTCTCCATCGTAGCTGTTATCACCTGTATTTTTCCAATCAATAGTAGTGTCAAGTCCAACCAACTCCTCTTGCTTCTCGTTGACAGTAATCTTTTTACGCGTAAACTTACTTGCAGGTACGCGATAAGCAAGTTCAGACTTAGGTCTATCCATACCGTCTTGAATCGGTTTGAAAAAGAACGGATAGTTAATCGAGATAGGAACAACCTTATCTGTAAACATTTTTTTAGCATCAGCACCACTTTTAGATAATATACCATACCTACTATCACTTGATATAGTAGCCTGATTAACAGCCTCAGCAGAGCTCATAAACGAAAAACCACTACGTCTGTTTTTTAAATAACACATACCGTAGCAGCGTTTATCAGCTTTGCAAGCTTCCCAAAATATAAAGAACAGCCTGTTGGCCTCTCTAAAATCTGGAGCACCAACATCTATTTTACTCCACTGTAAATACATATAGTGACTACCTGTTATATAAGTAGGTTCACTATCGTTCATAAACCAAAAGCCTTGATCTCTACGCTTAAACTCCTCGTCTATAAAATCATACCACTGATCTTTGCTTTCTTCTGGATAATTTCTCCAGTCAAAGATGTTTTTAAGTTTGCTTAATTCTTTTGGGTATTCTATTTTTTGCCACTTGTTGTCGTGCATGTACACGTCTTGTGGTTTAGCTGGCAAGCCAATTTGCAAACCTTGAATCTCCACCACTTGTCCAATGCGACCAGTTTTAGAGATAACCACGATATCATGTTCTTTATTGTATCCATATTTCCATAAACGTTTTTTGTTAAGTCGACTTATTGTTGTCTTCTTAACTGGTTCAACTATTTTATATAAACTTTGTTCGTAACTCATTTCGATCTGCCTTCCGCGAAGCCTTTAAATACTCTGTCTTTTTTCTCTTCAGATGTCTTTCCTTCCAAAATATTTTCTTCTTCTTGTATACGGTTGAGTATTTCAAATGCATCAAATATAGCTAACTTTTTAGTAGCTGCAGCATTTTTCAACCTATCAGCAGAAACATCATCATCTGTGTTAGTAATGATTTTTTCTTTAGCTACATTGATTAGCTCTTCAACCGCTCTGTGCCCAGCTTGGATTATAAGTTTCTTCGTTTCCTTGATATTCATATTTAATTGTAATATATTTAGAGTAAACTCTATATAACTTTTCCCCGTCTATTATAAACTCGTATTTAGAAAAAGGTTCAAAACCTACTACTTGACCAACTTCTAAACTATCATCAGTATATTTTACAATACCTTTTGTTTCGTGTTCTATATCTTTATTAAACTTATCTTCAGATTTAATAGGTTGTACAAAACAAAAACCATCCAACGGCTTCCAATTATCTTTATTTTTATAAAGAAATATTTGGTCTTGGCTTATAATAAACTTGTTATCTTTAAAAAAAGATTTGCTATTTTTTTCTCTACCTCTAACGTCGTACCATCTGCGAAATACATTGTGGTGTACTATAACAGTATCACCAACTTTTATACCTAAGCTATCAGCATATATAGGCACGCTTAAAACTTTAGCATATCTATTTACGTATTGATGATTTTGTATTTCAGAGTTTATTATTAACTCTTTATCACCAACGTTAACAGTATTCTTATATCTTGATCCTAGAGGTTCAACTATAAAGCTATGTACGCTTTTCATTAGTACTCCAGGTTATACTCTACAGATATAGCCATATTCTTATTAAAGTCTTTCCAAGGTAAAACATCCTTGTTTTTCTTTATGTATATAGAATATTTATCTTCTTCTTCGAGTATATCGCAAATAACATGACCACCGTAAACTTCTTGTCCAACAGCGTAATGCATTGCGTCTATTTTATAATCCTTTCCAATTGTTATCTTTCTTATCAGCTTTGTTGTTATCATTTTCTTCATTATATTTAATTGATCCATCTATAACATTTATGTTAGATGTTCCGTATTCTTTTATTAATTCTTTTTCCATATTATTTAGTTCTTGCTGATGATTAGCTATTATGTGTAACATAGAGTGTTTTTGAGACTCTAGCTTACCTATTTCAAACTGAATGCTATCAATAGACTTAATTATGTTTTGAATTTTTTCTAAGTGTTTTTCGCTAATTTTTTCTGCGCGTGGTTTTAAATCCACCTTTGGTGTTTTTCTTTTTGCCATGATTTTATTTAATTAAATTAATATTATAAACTATTTCTATTTTTTATGTCTGCTTCTATTAAAGCTATATTTGCATCACTTACTAGTTCGTTGAAAATAACTACTTCAAAAAACTTAGCTCCAATAGCTGTAGCAGCTGTAGCACCTAGTCTAATTATTGAAAATGTTCCACTAGCTCCACTTTTTGGAAAACCACCGCCTAAAGAAGTATCATCTTCAAAAAAATCAACGTTATTACTACTATCTCTTTCAATTCTAAATAAAGCTTTACTAGTACTAGGGGCAGTTGATGCTATTGGTATACTATCAGAAACTCCTCCAAATTTAAATCTAAACCTAGTGTCAACATCACCATGAGACATTCTAAAAAAGTTTGTTCCACTACCTTGAAGTATTGTTTCAGCATTTAAATCATCCGCCACATCTAAAACCATGAATATAGTAAAAGCACCTGTTAAATCTATTTCAGTAGTAAAGTTTGCTTCTGGTACGCCACCAACATCTTGCTTTAAATGTAATGCTCCGTCAATAAATTCTACTTTATCGTTTGTACCAGCTGAAGCATCGTCTATAGGATTACCTTGACCACTACTATCAGCCCATGTAATTCTATCGCCATCGTCTGTTTGGCCCGTGTTAAACTTTAACCAAGTTTGTATACCAGATACATTTGCTATACTAAACGAATCTTCTAAAGCTGCACCACTTGTTATGCTATTACCCAAACCTAACATCTATTTTCCAAAGTAACAGATTATACCGCCATCAGAATCATCAGCACTTATTGACACTGAAGTCCATCTACCATATATAGTTGATCCTTTTGGAAATACTTGTGAACTATCGATAGCCATACCACCAGCACCTTGAAAACCTATTTTTCCTTGTTTTTTAAATGCAAGAGTAACACCATCGCTTATAGATTGACTTGGTAATGATATTTCTTTAGTATTATCGCCATCTGGATCTAAACCAGCAACATTTCCTAAAAAAACACCTGTTGAAGCTAGAAATATTTCGTCACCTACTTCTATGTTATCATTATTACCTGTACCAGCGTTCTCTTGATCAAATATAACTTTTGTTGAACTACTAGTTGCTCCATCTACTGTTCTAGTGTAGTGGCCACTATCATGAGCTGCAGCTCCAATAGTAGGAAATACATCAGCATCATCAGAGGTTAACACGTCGAGCGATGTATCGGCTAAAAACTGAATAGCTACAATACGTAAAGTTTCTGGAGGTGAAATTGTATTTGCGGTAGCGTCTGCAAACGCAGAGCCAAACTGACCAAAGCCGTATGCTACTTCTGTTGAATTTTGTCCCATTTTATTTTTCTTTTATTTGTTCGTTTTTCTTTGAACTTCCGCCGAAGAAGAAGTCTATTATTGTATTTACTTTAGCGCTCATAGCGCCAAATATTGTTGATATAAAGCTTATTTCAAATTCACCTAAGTCTATCGACTTTGTAACGAAATAATTAAACATTACAAAGGTGATACCAAAATATGCTATAGTAAATAACGTTGCTAGAACCTTTTGAATAATAGCATCGTCCTTATACATATCTCTCGCGCTTTTTCTATCTTCAACCTCTTTTGCAAACGCTTCGCGCTCTGCTTCAAGTAATAAAGATTTAAGAGCAAGCTTAGCTTCGTCTCTTTCTTTATCAGTCGTGATAACTTTGTCGAGTATACCTTCTGCATTTTCTACTACCTTACCAAAAAGGCCACCTATTAAATTGTTTATCATAATTAGTAGTTTGGCTCCCAAGGTAATCTAGCATCACCTTCTTCGAGCATTTCACCAAAATAGTTTATCATACCGTCTTGTCTAGGAAACTTAGCGCCATCCCAGTAAACATAGTTATCGTCATAATTAAGTCTACCAAGCTTCATGTCTACAGCGTGTCTCATCTCATGCATCACTGTATTTCTATATTCTTCACTACCTGGCTCTATATCTATGCTTATATATATAGATCCATCATTATTAGCTTCGCCTTTAATACCTTCGCCTAAAGATTTTCTAATTATAGGTGTTTCAACACCTGTATTAGATTTTTTATTTTTAGGTATATTAAAACCTCTATTTGATGATCCTAGTTTAAATGCCATATTAATTTACATCTCCTGGTTTAAATTTTCTCAATGCTCTTAGCTTTTTCTTTTGCTTTTCAAGCTTAGCAATATCTTTTTCTTGTTGCTTTCTATCTCCTTTTTCATTGAACATATCTTCTTTGATAAAATCTATTCTGTCATCAAGATCTGTTATTTTTTCGCTAATGTTGAAGTCGTCACCCATTGTTTTATCTCCTTTAAAAACCCAGGTACCTTCATACTCGCTTGGTTGTAATGTATTAACGTCGTCTTTGTCTTTACCTTTATTTTTTTGTGGAGTTGCAGATCTTAGCGAATCAGCTAATGCTTCTCGTTTTTTACGAGCTTCTTCCATTAACTTTGAGTAGTTAACTGTACCAGGCTTATAACCTTTTTTCTTAGCTTCGTCTTTCGCTGCTTGCATTATCTCGCCAGATCGCTTTTCATAGGTAGCATTGTTACCACCTGTTATTGGATCTTTTCCAGGATAATCACCACTTTTTTGAGTAAAGCCACTAAAGCCTTTCATTTTAAATCCCATTATCTGTCTTTGTCTTTTATCATATCGTCAATAGCTTTATTATAAACTTTATCAGTATATGATTGGTTATTGTAGAATATACTTCTGCTTGATACAGGTAAATCTTCTTCTGCTAGCAATACTCTATATATTCTACTTATTAATTGGCTGCACTTAAATGAAGTCTTATATATGCTATATTTTATCGTTGTACGATTTCTATGTCTCCAAACTTCTATCCAGCCTTCTTTTCTTAGACGCTCCCACCTTTCTTTATCCCAAGAATATGTGTAAGCTCCGTCTATAAATTCTTGTCTTGTAAACCGACCTTTGCAGTCTAAATATATTAGTAGCTCAAGATCAGCATCTTTTAACCCGTAAGTCTTACAGGCCCATTTTCTAACGAGCCTGTAATACTTAAGGATTTGTAATTCACGTAAATCGTGACTAGTTAATCTCACTTATTATGATAAAGTGTGAGCTGTCAAGTGACGTCTGATTTGAACGCTAGTAACATTTTCAATTGGAAAAACAGAGTTTACCGCGTCAAAAACAGGCGCTGGGTTAGTTGTAGAGCTAACAGCTGTACATAAAGCAGCAAAATCTTTTACTACATCAGCTTCTTTACCTTCTGCAACACCTAGTCTTACAAAAGTTTGCTCTAAAGTTTTAAACTCTTTTACAAAAGCAGTAGTATCATCACTGTCTTGTTCAACAGTTGAAGAAATACCATTTTCAAATCTACCAGCTTCTTTAAAATAAATATACACAAAATCTTCTTCAGCGAATACAGAAGTAATAGCTGAAGCAGGAAGTGCACATAAGTCGATGTTAGTACCATCGTCTGCAGATGTTACAGAGCTAGAGTCTACTGCTCCAGCGTGAAACACCATTAATTTGTCTCCTACAATCATTTTCTTTTTTTTTAGGATTAATAAATAATTTGTTTTAGATTTTAAGTCTAAGGATTACGGTTTATAGTTTATGTTTAATCTACTTAGTAATTATTACACGCTATGCAGCTAATGTAACACTACAATCAGAAACATGTCTACTAAAAAACTCGCTATTATCAGCATCAACCATAATATTAAATCTATTGTTAGCTTTATTAAAAAATTCTTCTACTACTTCTTTAAATCTTCCGTTAGCAATAGTTAATGTAACAAGATCAGTAGCATCACCTGTAGCTACATCTGTTATAAACATTGGGTTAAAACGTAAAGCTAACGTTGTAGCATTAACAGGATGTATACCTCTAAGACTACTTAAAGGATATATAAAAGCGTCATTAGCAGCATCCATGCCGTCTCCTGTTGCAAAGAATAAAAATTTATCTGCAGCTTCTAAGCTATAATTACTTGGGCTCATTTTTATAGTTTATGTTTATTCTACTATTACAACGTCTCTTGCTTTAATTACATAATATAACTTATTTTTCCAAGTTATACCATGACCAGCAGCTTTATCGTAATATATTATATCACCGTCTTTAAGTCCTTTAGCTAAATCACCAGTAGATATTATAGTTGCTCTTAAATATCTATTGTCTTCGTCTAAGTCTTCAGTTAATAATAGCCCACCTACTTTCTTAGGCTCTATTTTATCTCTGTCTATTATAATATAATCGTTAATTGCTTTCATTTACTCTTACGTTTGAAATTACACAATCAGCAGAGATAATAGTTGAAACTACACTAACCGCATTTTTTAGCGCCGATTTTGTAACCAAAACCGGATCAATGATACCTTCTGTTATCATATTGACTTCTTCTCCAGTTATTACGTTAACGCCATTACCTTCTTTTTCTGGATAGCCTAATGTATCAAAACCAGCATTAGACATTATAGTAGCAAAAGGAGACTTAATAGCATTAAGTAATATCTTCTCACCCTCGTTAGAGGGTTCGATTTTTTGAGAAGCATTGAGTAACGCTACACCACCGCCGGGAACAATGCCTTCTTTCAGTGCAGCTTTAGTCGCATGTATAGCGTCCTCAACACGATCTTTCTTTTCTTTTAACTCTACTTTTGAATCAGCACCAACTTTAACGATACCTACACTACCAGATAACATTGCTAAACGATCTTCTAACTTCTTTTTGAAAAAGTCGTTTTTTTCGTTAGCTATTTTTTTAGCAACTTCATCTATACGCTCACCTACAACTTCGTGCATGTCTTCTATTGTGATGACAGTATTGTTGCCGTCTGTTTCTGCATATTCAACGATGCCAAGATCATCTGGAGTCATAGAGTCTAAATCATCACCAAGTTCTTCGTTAAACAAAGTAGCGCCTGTTAATATAGCTAAATCTTCGCATGTGTCTTTTTTAGTAGGACCAAAGCCAGGTAAATCTACGATGTTTACTTTAATAACGCCTTTAACTTTATTCATTAACAATGCTGATTTAACTTGTTGTGACACTGGCGCTATAATCAATAAAGATTTATTATTTTTAATAACATACTCTAATATACCTTGTATTTTACGTACGTTAGGTATTTCTGATGTACAAATAAGTACGTGTGGATTTTCTAGCTCTGCCTTTTGCTTTTCTGTATTAGTAACAAAATGAGGTGAAGTTAATCCACAATCGAACTGCACACCATCTACGCTTTCTACGTAGGTATCACCAGTTTCCGATGTTTCCATTAATACAACTCCGTCTTTACCTACGGTATCGTAAGCCTCTGCTATAATACCACCAAGCTCAGAATCATTGTTGCAAGATATAGAAGCAACGTTATTCAACATCTTACCACCAACTTCTATTGATATAGAGTCTAAATATTCTAATACTTTATCAGTACCAGACTGTAAACCTTGTTTTATTTCTCTAATAGTAGCTTTGTCCATAGAATTATAGACATGTGTAAGTAATGATTCAGCGAGGACGGTTGCCGTAGTGGTACCGTCCCCGGCCTGCTTTACAGTATTATTAGCAGCTTCTTTGATTAGAGTGGCTCCGATGTTTTCAACCGGATCAAAAAGTACTACAGATTGTGCAACTGTAACACCATCCTTAGTTATTACCGGATTACCACGAGCGTCTTCATAGATTACACACTTACCAGACGCGCCGAGAGTTGATTTTACCGCTTTTGCCAGCTTATTTACGCCAGCTATTACTTTATTTTTGGCATTATCGCCAAAATTGAGATCTTTTACGATCTCACTAGGAAGATTATATTCCATTTTATTAAATTAAATTAAATTACTGCTTATTTTTCAAAAGTTTTTACTACTTTAGGCCCTTTTGTAGCCTCTAATTTCTTAGTAAAGTGCTCGATACTGCCATCAATTGCTTTTTCTGCACCTTCCATAGTTTCTCTACGCGTTACATCTGCCCACTCGTCGTCAGCATCAGGTCTAGAAACTTCAGTTTGGTAGTAGCCGTTTGGTAATTGGGTAATTCGCCAGTTTGTTTTGTCAGCGAGGTGTTCCCATTGTTTCTTAGTTTTTTCGTTTACTTGTGGATTACCGGTCCACGAACTTGTTTTGTAATACAAATACGTCATTTTAATTGGTTTTTAGGTTAATATTAGTTTTACATTGAATATAATCACATAAGGTGTAGGGTACTTAAAAAAAAGACATTATAAATATAGAAGTAAAGTGTAGCCCCCCACCTGTAGGCCAGCCCGCCCCCCTGCAAAAGCTCATTTTTTTTGCCCGGGCCGCCATTTACGTTTCGTTTTTGCAATTATTTTTCTGCAAACAGCAAACCAAATACGACTAACGTTAGATAATATAATCGAATATAAAATAAAAACTTTTAACTTTTTCTAATTATGCGAACAGAAATTCTAGCAACTATCGACGACTTAAACCAATACTTAAACGGATACGTAACAGACGAAGGCCTTGCCGATACTCTAAAAGAATTATTACGTAAATTAAAAACTACAAACTAAATACGACTAACAATAGATAATATAACTGAATATAAAATAAATTATTAAACTAAATTAAATTAAATTATTATGACTAAATTAACTAAAAAAAGATTTGTTATTTCAAAATCTCTAATCGGCAAAAATGTTATCATTACATTTACTAACAAGAAAAATGAGACTTACTCATATAATCACGATGATATTTACTCAGTACATCAAGAAAAACTTGAGTCAATGGAGTGTTTCCAGAAATATGGTAATTACACTAACTCAAATGTTATACCAAAATGGTGTCGTGACTTACAAGTAAAGTAATACTGACGAGACTTTAATAGTCGAAACGCATAGGAACGTGCGTCTATTACAAAACAGTGACAAATGCCTGTTACTATACTTAACCTTAATAGGCTAATGTCACACTAAACAAAATTATATGTTACTATACATTTTAGAAATTATTACATTACTTACAGTTATTGGTACAATTTGTTACTTAACAGAAAAATTTATTATAGAAAGTGAGAGTGAGGCCAATGACTCTTGATAATTACTAATACATAAACAAATTACCTACTTTTAAACTACAAACTAAATACGTTACTCGTTAGATAATATAAATGAAATTAAACTTTAAAAAATATACAATTATGACTTATACTAGATTACACCGAGAATTACTTAAACAACAGTTAATGAACTATGATTACTCAAATACACCTGAAGACAAATCAATACTTGTTGAGTTAGATTACTTACATGTTACAGTGTCAACTGAAGGTAAAAATGGTTTTACTCACTACAAATCTTCAAGTAGTTCTATTGAAAAATTAGTAGAGTTAATGAATAAAAGAGTTACTCAGAATCCTGACTTTGATTTAATAATAGTTGATAAAGTTACAAACTAAATACGACTATATATAGATAATATAAACGTAAATAAAATAATAATAAACTTTAAAAAATAATTAAATTATGTCTTATCAAAAATCTCAAATTCAAATTCTAAAATTAAATAACAAAACTTATTTACCATTTCAACTACATCAGTTGCCAAAATACTTTAATACATCAACAACTGACTATTTTAATCACAAAGGCTATTGCTATATATCACTAAACGATATACTCGATAATAATCCATACTTTAATCTTCAAACATTTAAAGATAATTTAACTTTCGATAAAAATATGCCGATGCAATATACTTCAGCTAAATAATATAAAATGAAAGTATACATCAATAACATCAAATCAACTTGGAAAATCTATAAACAAGGTAGATGGCCTAAAAGAAGCATGAATATATACAAATACATGCTATTGTATACTGTAAAGTATGTTAAGTGTAAGTTAACATATACAAAATAAATACGATTACTAATAGATAATATAATAAAAGTTATGAATAAAACATTACAAAAATACAAGATACATTACTGGTATGCTAAGCGATATGGCGATATAGATATTATGTTAACATACTATAATAAAATAGAAGACTTGTTAGCACAAGAAATATACGGTGAATTTGGCTATGATACTTGTAGCCCAAGTGAAAAGCGATGGGTATCAGTAAAAGCACAAGAATTATTACTAAAAAATGAAAATTACAATTAAAAATAAAAGAGGTATACGACGTCAAGTTGATTTAGAACTAGGTAGAATAGTACCTAAAACTAAAATATACAAGAACAAAAAGAAATATACTCGTAAAATAAAACATAAGAATTATGACTAAATTAGAATTACAACAATTATTAAAAAGCATGGATCACTATACTCAATACTCAGATGATTATAGTGTCGTTGAACACGGTAGAAAACAAAGAGATTTTATACTTGAACAACTAGATAAACTATTTGATAAAAAGTCTGAAGGTCTAGAGTTTTACAATGAAAATACACCTGATGGCATGGGTTATACTAAAGATTATATTAACGAATTAAAAGCAGAAGGAAACTAATATGACTTATATTTACAAACATATAGAAAAAGATAAAGTTACTATCATTACCACAACGGTAGATGATGATAACAACGTAGAAACAACACAAGAAGAAGTGTTAATTAAACAGTGGGAAGAACAAGAACTAGATAAATACTATTAAATTATGAATAAAATTAAATTAAGTGTAGCAGCACTACTAATTGCAGGCGCAAGCTACGGACAATCTACTTATGAAGACGTAGATATTAAAGAAACTGTAGAACAAAGACAAGCGTTAGATTATAGAATAAACGACTTAATTAACGCTATACGTATGGACGCTTGGTACGGTAAAGTATCAGAAGAAACAGCTAAGTATTATATACGAGAGCTAGCAGCGATACGAGACGTAAATGTAATAGTAACAAACGGTATAGCAATATACGGTGTAAACGAAGAATAATGATAGACGGAATACCAGAAATAATAGTCATAATAATATGCATACTTTTCGTATGGAGAATAAGAGTTTGGTTTGATGAAGACTAATTACAAATCAAATACGACAAGTGTCAGATAATATATATGACAAAAGCTAATTAAATAAAATATGAATTATTGTAGATGTGGTGAGCCCGTACACCCAGTTAGACAAAAATACGGGTATAAAACATGTGTAAGTTGTAGTGGAGTCGAGCGTGTAGCTTCAGCTCCAGTTATAAACCATAAAACTGGTAACACAATACAAATAGTTACTCAAGAAGTAGCAAAAGCATTACACAAAGCAGGTAGACGTAAAGGTTACGGTACTTGCCTTAGATAAATACGAGCGTGGCGCGTGAGACGTGTTGTGTATGAGGTTCTTAGCCCTCCCTTCTTACTCACTTGGCCACCTCGTTTTATTAAGTAACAAATTAAATTAAATAGATATGGTAGTATTAACAGTATTAGATTTTGAAGATGGTTTAGTATATCAGTATGATATAGAAACTGACAAAGAAATGATGGAAAGTGAAGACTTTGAAAAGATTATGATTGACCAAGGTCATAGATTAGATGATTGTGAGTGGATGTCTCACTCAGATGGAAGAGTTAACAGAATTAAAATTGAACTATGATTAGAGCAGACTTTGAAGTATTAGACAAACAAGAGTTTGGAACAGAAATCTTTTGGTTAGATGAATTTGAAGGAGAAGCAAAAGGAGGCTTATGGTTTCGAGCGTTTGACTTAAATAAATTTATACAAAAAGTACAAACCGACAACAAGAAAGTTGTTGGTATAAGATTTGAAGGAAATAATTTAGAACTAATATATACAGAAAATGAAGTATAAAATAACAACAGTAGACGAAGCAATGATAATGTTCGACATGCTAGGCATCAAGAACGTTTCAACTAGACGACAAAAGAAAAATGGCACACAGGTGTACGAATTACCTATACAACAAATGTGGCAGACTTGCAATCCAAAACCTTTACGTTTTGCTTGCTATAGATCAGGTTATGTGCGCAATGTAAGTGAATACAACTCAAGCGCTTATCAAATTAACAAAACTAAAAAGCAACCAGCAGGTGAAGGCTATCACTTTGAGCATGTAGAACGTATACTTATACCTAATTATGATGAGCGAATAGTATATTTAGCTAATTTTATACTAAGAAATTACTATCAAAAACCCACATACTTAATGAACGACTATACTATTAAGTGTTTAAAAGAGGCTTATTTCGAGCAAAACAAAACAGGTTTACCATTTGGTGAAGAATGTGAGTCAGAAGTATTCGACGTAAAAGTAATTATTAACGGACAAAGATACAATTTATCATGAGTTTAGAAGATATTATAGAAGAAACTACAAGCAGAGCATTAAGAGTTATTGATGATGCTTTATATGAGTTAATAAATAAAGATGAAGATGATCCAGATGAGTTTTATGAAGACTATAAAGAAGCGTTTGGGCATGTAGTAGAACAATTAAAAAAGTTTCATTATGCTGAAGATTAAGAATATATTTAAGTACGAACCTGAACTAGTTAAAAATTTAAAAGAGTATGACAAAAAAGAGAAAGCTAAACAGCAAAAATCCAAAGTACAAAACAAAAGCAGAAGTAAAAGCAACAACTAAAGAAGTTGACAAAAGGGTGCTAATAGCAGAGGCTAAAGGCGCTAAAGTGTATGCTACGTTTTACAAATAATACAAACCAAATACGAACACTAACAGATAATAATATAAACCAATTAAATAAACCATTATGACTAAAGTAGAATTAGAAGTAAAGATTGAAGCTTTACAAAAGTTACTAGGTGAAAAAGTAACAGAACAAACAAATTATCAAAACCAAATAAACGAGTTGCAGCAAAAGCTAGATAACTTAAACAAACCAAAGCTTACTAGCTCTCAGTTTAATCAAGTTGCAAAAGCAATTGAAACCGCTGTTATGAACTACCCACTTGACGACATTGACAACTATAGCATTGACTATGGCATTGACTATGATAACAGAATAACTTGTGAATCATTTACCTTTGACTCTGCCGATGACTTAGCTGAAGACATAACTCAAGGTGTTGAGTACTTGTTTGAAATAATAGATGATGAAGATGATAACCAATTAAACCAAGACTAATATGAAAGACGGTATTTACGAAAGCGATAACGCTAGATACTTTGTACAAAACGGTAAAGTACTAATGCATTTAAAAGGTATCGGTTGGTACAAAACAACTAAACATTTTAACTTCGGTAAGTGGGTGTCAGATCTTAACTCAGCAATGAGTTCTAACTTTGACCACGCATACTCACTAGCAAAACAGTGGTAGTATGAGTCCATGGGAAGTTATGAGACCTAAGCTCAAGGAGCTTGGATACTCAGATGAACAAATAGATGAAATGACACTAGCAGAATTATTTGAATTATTAGAACATGAGTAAGTTACCAAAATGGTTCAACGGTGAAGTATACACCGAGGGAGCCGAAGTACAGAACAGATTTGGTGGTGACAGTTGCTACCTAAATGCAGAAGAATTAAGTATGTACGATTTTATTATGGGTTGCTCTATGGTATTTGAAACAATGCCTAGTAAAGCTAATAATAAAATTATAGACGAGTTTCACAAAGGCCTTAACTGGTTTAGAAAGTATAATCCTGAAGCTTATATGACGTTACTTGATTAAATGAAAGATATAATATTAAACCATAGGTTATACTTCACGATCGGCTGTTACGCTATAATTATATTAGTTATAATAGTGTCGTGTTGTGTAACTCATAAATTTAAAAAATAATATGGAGATAACAGGAGAACAAATAGAAAACTATATTACAACTCAATTAGAGTGTAAACCAAGACATAACTGTGAGGCGTTAGCTGTAGCAATTAACCATATTGCACATGAAGTTGAATACGACTCATTTGCGCTTATGCAGTTATTATTAGAGAATAAACCAATCGACGCTTTGCATACACATAGTTATGGTTTTCACACTAGAAATGGTAGATCAATAATTGAAGCTATGCAAAACACTTATTATGAGGAGATACAAGATTATGTCGACTAGAGCACAAATTAGATTTGCTACACGTGAAGAAGGAGTATCGTTTAGCGAACACCCAAATGTTATACACGCACAGTTCTACTGTCATCACGACGGTTATCCAGAAGGATTAGGTGTAGAAATAGCAGAGTGTTTTACTAGGTATGGTAAAATATATAGTTGGGAAATAGAAAATCTAAATAACAAACACGGCGATCTTGATTACATATATTATGTATGGCAACATCCAGAAAAATCTACATGGATAAGTATATTTGAAGTTGGCTATGATGAAGATGATAAATGTATATTTGTAGGCAAACCGAGTAATCTTATAGATAAATACAAACCAAATACGAACACTGATGGATAATATAGTTATGACAGAACAACAATTAAATCAACTAGTAGATAAACTAGCAGGCGCTATGATTAAACGTATCTACGGTTACGAACAAAATGATGCTAGAGATAGAATGTCTTATTATGCTGACGACTTAAACGATCACGCGGTTGGCGAGTTAGCTAGGCTAATGACACTAATGAACTTATATGAAGATC